GGGGAGAACCGCGTTCAGACACTTACAGGCTCCACGACCTCAGCCACAAGTTGCCATTCACCATTCTTCATACCGCGCCAAGCACGCACGATGTACTTATTACTATGCGTAGCGAAGCTAACCAAGTTGTTGACTGCAACTTTATACTGTTCTGAATTTGGACTCTTAGCCAGCACTACTGAGATAACATTCGCACCATCAGTCCAGGTCGGAGCCTCTTCGCTCTTCTCGCAGCGCAGTCGGCGCTTCTGTGCCTCGATAAAGTCGTGATGGGTCGAGAGCGCAGCCATATAGCGCTCATTAAAGCCGCCAAAGTCTTTGGTCTCAGGAAATTTAACGATTTGCATGGTGTTACCTCATCCAGCCCGAAGAGCTATCAGAACGGCTACCGAACGCACCGGGAACGAGGGCGTTCAGGGTGCCCAGCATGGTACTTCTCGGTCGGGCAATCTTGCAGACTGCTCCGACAACTTTCATGCCACAGCCCACAGCGAAGTCATTGAACGCGCTGGCGGCGTGAGAGTGCTCATCATGCTTGGGCTTGTCCGCAGTCTGCAGAATGAGCCCCGTCCGCGGATCAGTCTTGCGCACTTCATACTGAAAATGCTTGAGCGCATGCAGACCCTCGTGGCAGCGCTTCTCGTCAAACCAGCAGCGTGGAAAGATCGTGCGCCCAGCGTTGATCTTGTCCAGATGGCTCAGGCCAGAAACCACTGTGGTCACGTAGCCTCCGCCCTTGATTTGCTCCTCAATGCTCATCTTCGTCCCCAACGTCTTGGCCTTGGCGTCTGGGGGCAGCCAGATACGAGAGTACAAGTATTGTCTCTGCTGCATAACCTTCAAGTAGTGGTCAATATGCTTCAGGCGATTTTGGTAAAAGTCAATAAAGTGATACTCGAAGCCGACGCGCTGGACGAACCACATACTGGTATCGTCCCCTCGCCCCAAGTCGAAAGAGACCTCGACCGGCACAGTGCGGTCATATGGCACGCTCGTAATGCGATCTTGGATGAACGCCTCGCGTAGCTCATCGGCGAAGATAGCTCCTTCGAGCGTCTTGCGCGTATGGCCTTCCCACACATGCAAGTAGCCGTCCAGGTCTCTGCGCTTCAGTTCCTCAATTTCTTGGCGTACTTCCTCGCTGAGCCAGGGGTTATCTCGCCAGGTGGCCTTGACGACAAATGCGCGCGGGTATTCCTTGCAGACCCAGCCGCCAGGCACTTCGCTCTCAGTGGTCTTGACTTTCTCCAGACCCTCGGGTGAGATGACGAAGCGCTGATAGACTTCGTCATCCTCCTGATCTGGATTGAATGTGAACCAGATCTCGCTCTCTTCGGCGCGAATTGTTGGGATCAGAATCTCTAGCGAGTAGCGCGTCAGCTTGTCGGCCTCTTCGAGCCAGCACTTCGTAACGCCCTCGTAGGACTTGATCTTGGTAATATTATGCCTAATACCCTCGAAGGAGAATTCAGTCCCCCTAGCCTGCCCTAGCCCGTAGATGCCTTGTTGTTGAACATCATAGAGATAATTCATCCCCATTCGAGTTATCTGGTCTCCAAGCAACTTATGCACAGAGTCCTTTATGCTGGCCTGAAGCTCGCGGGCACAGAGTATGCGCTCGCGGCCATTGAGGCCCTGAATCAGTAGGGCACGTGCTACGCCCCAGGAACGGCCAGCAGATCGACCGCCATATAGCACTTTGAAGCGTTTTGGCTTGAACAAGCACTGAAGCGCCTCGGGGAAGGCAGGGCTTATGCTGGCCGTTGCGACTTCGGGCACGGAGGAACTCGGCTATTTGGGGGAGAAAAGAGGGGCCACTAGACGCGATGCCTAAAGTGGCCCCCCAAGAACGTCACTACGCCATCGCCTTACTGAAAGCGATACCAGACAGTCCCGTTATAGACCCAGGCGTAGCCAGTGCCAGCAGTCGTACCACTGATCGCGCCGCAAGCCGGAATGCAGGTGCTGCCTGTGCCAGCCGCAGTCGTAATGCCGGTGGTCAAATTCGCACCCAGAATGATGTGCAAAATCTGCCCCGCATAGGGCGCAGCGGTAAACGTGTAGGTCGGATTGGTCTTCGTTCCGCTGATGTATTCCCAGGCCGTCTGCGCGCCGATGGTGACAGTCGTGCTGGTCGTCGCATCGTTCACAAAGAGCCCGTTGCCGAGTGTCAGAAGAGGCACGAGCTGGGTCTGCGGCGCGATACTGGTAACGCCCTGAGCAGTCTGCTCCAGCGCGTAGCTGTCCGCCGGAACTGCTTCGTAGCCGGAGAGCGAAGTGGCGCCCGCAGGTGCAGTCACGGCGCACTGATTGCCACTGGGCAAGCTGCCCGGAACGGTGGGACCAGTATTGTAGACGCTATAGCCCGCACAGTACGAGCTGCCGCCGAGGATCGGCAAGCCCGGCCACTGGCCCACGGCGAACGCGACAGCCACACTGGCCAGCAACGCTGACCCAGTAAGAAGAAGCTTCTTGAACATTGTCTTTCTCTCCTGGGCCGAATGTGGATCGCAGCGCGCTGGCTTGGCCCATGCCAGCCGGGGCACGCTGTTTTCAGTTATCTCTTGCCGTGATAGTTTGGCCCGCCGGGGGCAGCTCCAGCGGCTCGCGCCAGTGCGCCAATGACTGCATCGGGCACGCCCTTGGCCTTCAGCTGAGCGGCTCGTCCGCCGTGACCCAGCTTGTTACTTTTGCCCCTGAAGGAGCCAGATTTCTTTATGCGCGTGCTCTCGGCCATCAGAGCGCTCTAGCCTTTCCGAATATGCGCCATGTCGGCTTTGCCCGCACGGGCACCCGACTTGATACTCCTCGCGGCATCGCCCAGATTGCCTCCGCCAGCGCCCAGGCCCGGTTCGCAATTCGTGCCCATGCGCTTCGAGACCACGTCCATTGGGAACGCTGGGCCAGCAGGGGACTTGCGAATATCTCTTGCGCCCTTGATGACTGGCCCAAGATCGTGCCCCATCGTGCCGTGCTCGGTCTTGTCCAAGTGGCTAGCCTTCTGGAAGCGCGCCAGTCTGTCCGGGGTCTCACCCATTTCAACGTCTCCTGTTCAAGAGGCCCACAGCGGCCTTCAGATGATTAACTTTGGGCTCACCGGCCAGGCCGCCAACGATAGCTGGCGCGTCCTGGGCGTCAAATTCGCTCGTCTGCGCCCCGAACGCATTATCGGCCATCTCGTCAGACGCTGGAACGGGCATCTTTCTGGCTGGCCTCTTGCGTTCGTGCGCCGTGACCATCACGCTCGTATTCTTCCCCGGATGGGAGATCATCTTACCTTTTGCGGCCATGCTCAGAGAGCCTCCATTCGGAATGCGCAAGCATGGGAGGCTGGCACGGCGCGGTCAATGGGAAAATGCACGGCGGCTGCGGGCATGGCCTTAGATCGGCCCCCGGCCCAGCCAGTGCAGCACCGGCACGACATCGTTCTTGGCCATTTGGAGAGCCTCCAGCAGATTGCGTGCGACTAGCGCTCCGCGCGGAAGTGCGCTGAGCGACCGCACAACGATAGCGGCCCAGGTGGGCTTAGAGTAACACGCCCGAATAACGGGCAAATAAAGCTGTACTAGCTGACCCTGAGCCTGCTCAACGTTCTTGAGCTTACATTCTAGCACAAGCACTGCCCCAGCTAGCGGAACGACCACGTCTGGCTGGCAATAGCCTTTCTGGCCATCAGCAAGATACTCATACCACTGGCCATGTCGGGCATTGGGCAGACTTCGCAGCACGTTGTCCGCGAATCTACTTTCATAGCTCAAGCCGAAGCCCTTAGAGCCCTTGGGCTTGCGGCGTGCTTGGGGTATGCACGCTGGGCGCGCAACCTCCTTGGCCCACTGGACGTTGCAGACTACGCGATGACTCATCGTGGATAGCACCGAAAATGCTCTACTTTGTCCTTGCGCGCAAACGCAGCATTCATGAGCTTTACACATTCAGAGCAAACGACAGGCGCCTGAAACTTATCAGTAGTCACAAAGCCCAGACTCGTATCTCTCTTCTCACGATCACAGAACACACAACGCGGGCTCATGCATATCTCCTGGCCAATTCGATCAGGCCCAAGCAGCCCAGCCAAGGTGCAATTAGCAGCAGACAGATCACAGCGCCCATCAGAGCTTCCTCACGAAGCGGTCGCAGACAGCCTCGGGCGAAATGGGGCCAGCGACGAGCGTACAGGCGCTGGGCGCTCTAAACATGCTGCAGAGCGCACATTGTCTATGCCTGGCTCCGTGACCGTACATCACAGCGATCTTAGAGACTTTGCCCTCTTGCAAGTCTTCCAGCGTCACCTTCAGCTCACCGCCATACGGACTGAGATCGAGGTCTGGGGGGCAATTCGTCAGCTTCTCATGCTCAATGGGCGCGTAGAACGGACGTAAGAGCATTCGGTATTCCTTTGCCGTATGCCCCAGATCGACAACGTAGCGATCCTCCGCCGCAGTGGCCATATGATGTCTGGGCTCGTAGCCGCTAATGTAGGGCTTGAGTGACCACTCAACGATCTCATGCAGCGAGATCAGTCTCTTCGCCCAGTCGGGCAGAGAATGCAACTTGGGATCAAAGTAGAGCGTTTGGCCATCTAGCGAGCTGCCAGCGAGATAGGGCACGTCATAGTCGCTGTTCCACTTGCGCGGCAGCGCAATCGTCAGTCGCAGCTCAGGCTCTTTGTAGAAGAGATCAAGAAAATGCTCCAGCGAACCTGCTGGAGGAATATCGTCATAACATGGATCTCCGCTAGACATCAGTTAACTGGTCCCAGACCGTTCGCGGAAAGGCATAGAGCGGATCATCGAGCAGATAGTGCCTCAGGCCAGGACTCATCAGCGCTCTATCGCGCACAGCGCTCGTGGTCACCGCACAGTGCTCTGCTGAATGCCAGTATCGCCAGTTATGCAGCTGGGCCAGCCAGAGTGGTCTCTTCGCCCGTTGAGTTAGCTCTGCTTGCATTGAGTAAATGCCTTGCCCAGAATTGGATCGTTGCGCATCTGCTCAGCAAGTGATGGACCATTGCTGATCATGGTAGTCCACCCCTTTTGCGGCTCACTCATGTTAGAGCAGACCGCCACGGCCTGTTGAGTCAGGCACAGCTCGTTCGCAAAGGCCAGCCGCTTGCACTGCACGCAGCGCGCGATCAGCACGTTGGGCGCCAGATCTCTAAAGTTGCGCGGAAGGGGCGTCATTTCTTTCTCCGTTTACGCGCCATTGGTAGCGGTGCAGTCACCCACACCGCTGCCAGAATGAGTGCCACCAGAAGCACTAAGGCCACTTAGAGAAAGCTGCTCGCGGCATTCACAGTCGTCTCGATTGCCGCGATAAGCTGCGCGATCTGCAGCGGATCGCCGGCCTTTCGCAAGTTCTCCAGCAATGGCAGCACAGTCGTCGGCAAGCCATTGATGGTCTCGATCTTTGTAATGATCGCGGGGCCAGCAGCGGCCAGCGCAGCCGGATTGTTCACGAGCGCCATCAGCTGGTTCAGATCCTGATTGACCTGAGTGCTGACGCTACCAACCATGCTGCCCGCGACGGAGGAAAGCACACTAGTAGCGCTGGTGCCCGTAACGCCCGCAGTCGAGAGGGCACTCACGAGTGCCGAAAGAATATTCTGACCCATTTTGATACTTCCTTGGTTGTGGCGAAGTAAGATTGAAAGATCTGACATGCGTTTCGCCTCTAGCTTGCCAGATAATCGGGATTCAGCACATCGCCCAGGCTGCCATCATGCAAGTAGTTTGGAATGTACTTCGGCTGTCGGCGTTTCCAGGCATTTGTGCCAGCTGCCAGCGGGCCGTGCAACTTGAGGTCGCCAATGAGAAGGTCAAACGCTGGATGCAGCGCGCGAATGGCGGCGACCACACTGGGCTCAGCATCAACGAGCGAACCGGCAAGTCCGATCCAGTCGGAGAGACTTAGTGCTCCGAAGACGCTAGCGGCTGAGCCGCCACTGAGTAGTCCGCTGAGAATAGGCAGCAACGCGAGAAGAATGCCCATCAGATCTGGCCCTTGCCGCTCGTATTCGCCGGAATTGCAATGACGTTAGCGGGCAACGCAGCGGCCAGCTTCGGGTCTTTCAGAACAATCTGGCCCGAATTGCCGATGACCTTGCTGGCTTGCAGCAACGTCGCAAACGGAGACTGTTTCCAGGCGGCCCAGACACCGCTGGCCGTAGCCAAAATGGTCATCGCGCCAGCGATGATACTAGCAACGCCAGTGCTGATCTGCCTAATGGCCTCGCCCAAGTCTTGACCCTGGCCAGTTGAGATAAGATGCAGCACCATGCCAGCGGAGACAGCACCAGCAGAGTACGAAATCACATGACGGCCGAAAGCGACGATTTGGCTCTGATTAGGAAGTTGCATTTCAGTTCTCCTTAGAGATTGTATCTAAGATTGTTTTGGCCCGCGCGATGTGCTCCAACGCAGCACTAATGGCAATAGTCACGCTGGCGGAGTGAATATCGGGCCGCGCAGCAGAGCTGGCAGAGCTAACTGACTTGGCCATTTGCGCTTGGGCCTCAGAAATGCTCTGCGCACTGGGGGCCAGTATTTGGACTTCGCTAAAGGGAATAAATTGCCCCCAGTCAGTCCCGTTCGCCGCATTCGGATCGCAGGCCACGCCAGCAACGTGCGTAGGCAGACCCTGGTGCAGCACCCACTTCTTGCTGACCAGGAACTCCTTAGAGCCCAGCCAGCCAGTCGGTGCCGCTAGCCAGGCAAAATCCGCGAAGTCACTGGCCAGCGCGGCATTGCAGACTGCGCCGCTGGCGTAGACGCCTACGCGATACTTGCTGGCTGTCCTGAAGCCATTAGGCGCGACTGCGCCGCCGAAGACCGCGCGAATGGCGGCGAAGTAGGGCATGACCAGTTTCGCGATCTGGGTCGCACTGGCATCAGTATCGACGGCAAAATAGACCGCCGCGCCTTCTGGCGCGCCCAGGGCGGGCAGGGCGGCCAAGGCGTGCTGGGCGTCCCGTGTGCCCGCAGCGGCGCTGATGTCCCCATGGGCGAAGTCGCCCCAGCCCTCAGAGACCAGTGTTAGCGACATCGGAACTGCTGCGATGGCCTTCGCTCGTGCGGGCGTGATGACTTTGCCCGTCTGCCCATGCGGATTCAGATAGCCAATAACGTCGGTCACGCCAGCAGCAGAGAGCGCGTGCAAATGCGCCGTAATGTCCTCGTTAACGTCAATAATCACTGTAAGCTCTCCTTGGGCTCCAGGCCCTCAATTCTGCGTGCAAGCACCAGATAGAAGCTCTGCATGTCCTTACTGGCGCGCTCCCAGTGAGCGTCCAGCCCGCAACGTGAACGAATCTGACTGCGTAGCTCTTTCGCCGTGGCCAGTAAGTCTTCCTCGCGCATTATTTCGCCTTAGGCTCTGCTGGCTTCGGCGCATTCGCGGCCTTCAGATCGTCCAGCTCCTTCTTTGTGCTGGCCAGTTGGCTCTGCGTCAGCGCCAGTTGTGCTTTCGCCTGAGCCACTTCGTCCAGCGCGTTGTTGCGCTGTTGCTGCAGAGTCTGAATGGCCGCGCTGATGAACGCCGGATCGGGCGCGGGCTGGGGTACGCCAGCAGGCATCTGGGCCAGAGCAGCGCCAGCAGTCAGTAACGAGAATAACACCGCTACAGTGAAGTTACGCATGATCTTTCTTCTCCTCAGTTATGGTTAACACTTCAGCAACTTCGCCCTCGATGACTGCTCCATTGCGCGCTGGCACAAAGTTAATGTTGACGTTCAGGCCAGCAGTCTGGCCCGCGCCCAGTCTCGGATCGCCCTTGGCGGGCGCGGCAGAACGGTCCATTGTGCTTTCCACGATCTGGCGCAGTTCGTTATTCGTGAACTTATCCGGCTGGTCCTCTAGCCTCTCCTGCAGAACATCCATGGCTGTTCCGCCGAGAGTGACCAGTCGCGTGTAGGCGTCAAACTTAATTTGCTCTTGCTGTTCAGCGTAGTAGACCAGCAGTTCCTTGAACGCCGGGTCCACGCGGAGCGTTCGGATGCTCGTCACGCTTCTGCCAGTTATCATACTGGCATCGAGATCGTTTATCCCGCTGGCCAGCAGCTGGGCCAACTGCTGGTGACCCGTGCGCAGTGTGCTGAGTGAGCGTTCGGGCGCTGAGATCTGCCAGTTCTTCTCACGCAGTTCTTGGGCGAGCAGCGGCAGGTCTCTGGGCTCGATGTTGCGAACGACTTCGCACGGCTCGACCGGCAACGTCATCTTCGCCAGAGCGACTTGCTCTAGTTGCGCCAGCGTAGTCTCTTGCGCCCGTCCGCTCATCAGTAGTTGCCCCAGGCGCTGCGCGTTGTGGGCACAAAGGGCTTGGGGACTACCTCTAGGGTGACGTTGCAGAGCCCGCTGCAGCCAATGCGCTTGGCGGGCGCTAGAGTCAGATCAATCTCGCGGCCCTTCACGTATGGGCCTCGGTCATTGATGCGGACTACTACGCTGCGCTCGCCGTGTGTCACGCGAACGTAAGTGCCGAAGGGCAGCGTCTTGTGCGCAGCGGTGTTGGCGTTGCAGTCCAGTCTGCCCCCGCTGGCCACTGGCTTCCCGCAGTAGCCGTCAGAGCCGCCATAGACGCTGGCCACAGCGGCCTGTCCGCAAGTGACGTGGCTGACTGCGAGACAGAAGACCAGAGCGCGGAACATCAGATGTCATGCCTTTCTGGTTGCCAAGTCCAGCGAGAGATCGGAAAGGCGAGATTGGCCATCCAGCGAAATGGATACGGGCCGCGTACCATAAACCAGCCAGGCATATCTAAGCGTGCCCACCAGCCACCTTTGCCCTCGAATACTGTGCGAGCTGCTGGCATGTTCTCAGTCTCGAAAAGCTATGACGCCGCGCAGAGAGACGCAGCGCGTTCTGACTGCATGGCCATCGTTGCCGCTGTGCAGCATGATGTGGCCCGCAGGGCACTCTCCAGCGGCGATTTCCCCAACGTGATGCGGCCAGACGACGACGGCGCCGACTACTGGCCCGCTGGGATGCCCGTAGCTGATCCAGTTGCGCGCGAGATTATAGCTAGCGTCGCTAATGCCTTTGACTTGCCGCATGTACCAGCCGCACCAGCGACTGGACCTACCCTCGCCCACTGTGACGTGGGGGCGTTCGGCGTTCTGGGACCAACGTGGGCCAAAGGCCGTGCTATGCGGCCACTCGGGCGTCTTGGGCACACTTGACCAGTGAATGCGATGCCCGTGATGTCTGTGCGCGTAGTGGGCACTCGCTGGGCTAGCGAGGCCCGTGAGTGCCAGAAGAACAACTAGCGTGCTTAGTGCTTTCGCGTGCATGGGGACTCCCCAGTTGTGACAACCACTTCATCCGTGGTGTCTTCGTAGTCCATGACCCAGTTGTAGAGCCGCTGGGCCTGTGCAATGTGAGAACTGAAGTCTATCGCGCCGCGATCGGCGAGTCTGAAGCACTCCAGTCTGACTGCGGCATCGTCCTGCGCGCTGATGAATTCGACGTTCTGCGTTTCGTCTGAGTCTTCTGCCATAGAGCGTGCTCTCCTCTAGCGAAGTTGTCTGCGCCTGTCTGCGCGTGGTCGGGGCCAGCAGGATGCACGGGGGGACGTTGTCTGCTGGCCCCGCTTTTACGCCGCGCGCTGGGAGATGTCGGGGGACGGGGCAATGCGCGACGCGGGGAGAGGATGACAGAGACTGGCGCGGGCGTCAAGCGGGGACGCACGGGCGGCACGGGAAAGGTGGCCCACAGACGCCGCGACGACTAGCGACTAGCTACGGCCATAAGTGGGCCGCAATGAAGTTTTTGTGCACTTCTCAGTGGGGCCCCCCCTACCCCCCCACGGACTGGGGGGTGGCTTGGGGCTCGGCCCCCCTCTCGGCGCGGGCATGGTGACGACCAGCATGGGCACCGGCCCAACGCGCCGACGCGCGACGCATGCTCAACGCGCATGGCGGCACGCGCTAGGCGCATGCAGTATGATGTTGCGCGGTCGCTGGTCGCATGCTATACCTATTGCACGGTTGGACGGGACGACGCGCGATGCACCGCCCGGGACGCGACCGACAAGGAGACTATCAATGACCGAAGAGACCACCACGCTATCCGCGCTCACTTGGGGCACCAAGGGCAGCGCCGACTATGTGGAAGTCGCGACTAGCGACATTCCGATCCCGAACCTGGCCATGCTGGCGTTGCAAGGCTTTCGGCACAAACTGGGCAACGAAGTCGCGGCCAAAGTGGCGGCGCATAAGAAGAGCGAAGAGGGCGCAGCCAAGGACGACGCGGCAATCGCCGAGTATGCCTCCGCGGCCCGCAAGGAGATGCTGGAGAAAATCTTGACCGGCCAACTGGGCGTGCGCGCAAGCGCTGGCCCGCGGCCGACTGGCGTCGAGGCCCTCAAGCGCAGCGTCACGATCGAGGTGCTCAAGGCGTTCCTCGCCAAGCACAATCTCAAGATGCCCACGGGCGATGGCGTTATCAAGGTCGCTGGTAAGGACATGAACCGCGAGGCGCTGATCGAGGCCATGTATCGCCGCGACAAGGCCAGCATCGACGCGGAAGTCACCCGCAAGCAAGCGTTCCAGGACGCGGCTGCCAGCGGCGCGGGCGAGATCGGCGACGTTTTTGCCGAGTAATTCGCCAAGATGCAACGAGAACGGGAGGGGCCAGTCGTGCCCCTCCTATTTGCATGAAAGGACAGCGTTATGGCGCAGTATTATCCCGGCCAGCAGATCATAGCGCGCGACGGCGCACGCTATACGCTGACGCACTGGGCGGAGCTGACCTGGTGGGCAATTCGCACTGGGAGCGGAGCTTGTCTGCCGCAGCCCGTGGAGCCGCGCTATCCCAGCTGGGGCGGCGATGATGACCGGAGTGGAGCGGATCAGGCCAGTCGCACTGGCCGCGGTCGTCGGCGTGTTCGGGCCATGCGGAGCAATGCGTAAAATGGCCTGATGATGTCCCGGAGTCATGCTAACAATCTACCGAATTAATGTACCGGATTAATAATGCCACTATGCCTTTTCGGTCCTTTCTTCTATATATTAATATATATATATTCTCTAAGAAGGAAGGGAGCCCACGTGGTCCACCTTTCACCGAAACGGCCGCCCATAGCCCTATTATTAATCCGGTACATTAATTAACGTGTTATGGTCATTCCGCGCCCACCAGCGAGGAAAAACCCCATGCCCATCACCGCGCAGAGACTACACGCGCTGCTTATCGAGCACGAAGATACGCTCGAACGCGCCAAGGCCCTCCACAACGTCATTCTCGGAATTATCAAAGGCCCCCAAGAGATCGAGGAACAACTTAGCGCCGAGAGCAAATTAGACGACATTAAGGCCACGGTCAGCGTTCTGCTCAAGCTACCCCACCACGTCCATTTGCTAGAGCGGACAATGTATAACCGCAACGCCAAGCGCAACGCACGGGCCAAAATCAAGCAGGCTCACAAGCGCGAAATGCTCGGCACGAGCAAGAGACAAGCGCCGGGTTCGCCCGATCAGCTAGAGGCCCAAGTGCTAGAGGAACTAGACTATGCACAAGCCACCACATATATCCCCTTGAAACATGTACCTAAATAGACCATGTTTCGCATGTGCCCCTACTAGCCCTAGGATCGGGCTAAGGAGATGCACTTGCTCTCGCGAAGAACCATTTTTGAATTGGTCGGCATCGTCGTTGGCTTCGGCAGCTTCTTGCTGCGCTACGCCAATAAGATTGCCAACGCGCTTCAGTTTATCGACCTGCCTGACGACGTTAAACAGGCGCTGATAGCAATGTCACAAATCCCGACATTGCTTGCGTGGCTGGCCTTCGTCGTAGGGCTACTTTGCCTTGGCTACCTGATACATGATTCTCATGGGAATAAGGTCAAGGCTCTTGCGACCAAGAGGGTGAAATTGCTGATTCTCGCCGCAACTTGTTCCATCGTTTGTCTCGTTGGCGCCGCCGCGAGCATCACTTGGTCTTATAGACTGTGGACAGTGGAACAGACTACCCCGACCGCCGCCACTGATGTTGCGCCAAATCCCGCGGCATCCTCAAACGCCGAGCAACGATCGGCTCAGGCCCCAGCGCAGAAGCCTGCACCTCTGCCTGTCCCCAAGCCAAAGGAAGAAAATTTAATTGGGAGCGCGACGTTGTTATTCAATGCTGACGACGACAGCTTGACCGTTCTAAAGTATGAAGGAATTAAGTCTGTGGCAGTTGAGCCCATCAATAATTTGACGGTTATGCCGCAGTCTTACGTGGTGACTTTCATTTTCTATCCGCATCAAGGGCCATTTGATGTGCGGATTGATGGAGATGTTGGAGTATTCGGGCGGCAAGTTGGATTATTCTATAGCGTAAGTCAAAACGATGATCGGTTTGTTTCTGTAAACGTCACAAAATCTTATATGATTCCGAGAACCCATCAGACCTTTTTTAGATTTTACCGACAAAACCAAGCTGCGCCTAGCGGAAATTCTACGGGCGACATCAAAGACAATCATGGTATCATTACGCAAGGTCAAACAGGCTCTAATAAGCTAGACAAATGAAAACCCCAGCGCATCTACAACGAAACGGACGAACAATTCGCCAGTCGTTACGAAGTCCGCCACTTTCGATTACAGAAATTGCGCGAACTAGATGAAGCAATAGCGAAACTGCAAGTACAAAAGACCACCCACGAGTAGCTATGCTCCACGCGCGGGGCCACAACGCGCAAATGCATAGCTAATGTGCGCCGACCCCCTTGCAACATTCGCGCGAACGTGCTACAACACTCCTTGGCTCGCAACGGGCCGCACGACGCTATGCGTTCTCATGGCGAATACCCTTCGAGGATGAACCAATGCCGCGCAGGGATTACGTTCTCATCGCACACGCAATACGCGAGGCCATTGATACTGTCAGCTGTCAAGTAGACGCGCACGGGCCCTCGGTTCGCGCTAGCTTTAGTGCAGTCATTAAGGAACTGACTCGCGCCATGAAACGTATTAACGGCAATTTTGACGCTGACAGGTTCGAGACGGAGTGCTGGAAATGAGCGAAACGGATCAACTTACTCGCCAGCTAGACGTTGCGATCAGCACGCTCAAGAACGAGCGCGACGTTCGCTTCGCCAGAAGCCTGCGCGACCAGCACGCAAGCGGCACGAAACCCCTAAGTGCGAACCAGCTCTACTGGGCCAAGACGATGATCGAACGTTCAGGCCAACGCGCGGTCGAGACAACGTTCGCGAAAGTCGAGGATGACATCTTCAGCAGTGCTACTGCGCGCACTCCCAAGGCGCTATGCGATGTTGCCCAGACACTGTTGCGTCAAGGCAAATACCTTGAGGCCATTAGCGCGCAGGCGGAACGCCAACGAGTGCTGCGCGCTGACGCCAAGCAGGACGTAGATCACGCCAAGAGCCTCATGGTCAACGGAGAAGATCCGACCATAGACGGCAGCACGCAGCCGCAAGTCGCTCCCACGACCGCGCCACGCCTGGTGCTGGAGGTCAAAGGAGAAGATCTCGAAGCGTGCCTCGCCAAGATCGTCACGCCCCAGATAGAGGCACTCGGCAAGCAGATCAGCGACGATGCCCAAGCGCGCCAGGAGGGCTTCAATAAAGGCGCGGCGAAAGTCATTGCGCAGCAGGTCGTCACGGAAGCGCTCAAACGCCTCGACGCGCGAGTGCCGAGACAGGTCAACATCATCATCACGCGGCCAGATGGCAGTACGCACACGGAGACTGGCCCACAACATCCCCAGTACGAGGAACTGCTGCGTATGCTCAGTCTGCGTAAAGACGACGGCTACGTGCCGGGCATCTTTCTGGCTGGCGAGCGCGGCAGCGGCAAGACGACTGGGCTGAAGAATGCAGCGAAAGCGCTCGGCATGACCTGGTACGCCAACGGCGCGATCAGCATGGCGCATGAGGTCCTGGGCTGGACAGATGCCAATGGGATATACCACCGCACGCCGTTCAGAAACGCCTATGAGTACGGTGGGCTTTACACGGCGGACGAGGTTGATCGTAGTGATAACAGCGCCCTGCTCGCCATTAACCCCCATCTGGCGAATAACGAGGCGGCGTTCCCAGACGGCATGATAAAGCGCCACCCCGACTGCATCATCACGGCAACGGGCAATACGTGGGGGTTAGGGGGCAGCCTCGAGTTCAGCGGAGCGTGCAAGCTCGACGAGGCCTTTCTCAGCAGGTTTGAAATAAAGCTGCCCTGGGATGTTGATGCCACGTTCGAGCGAAAGCTCGTGGGCAACAATGACTGGTATGAGTACGTTACGGCAGCCAGACAGCGCATTCGCGAGGCGGGCATTAAGTACACCATTGACTCGCGGGCCGCTATCGCGGGCGCGAAGATGGTCAGCCAGTTGGGCTATACGTTCGACAAGGCGGCAACGCAGACGTATCTGGCCAGTCTGAAGCCAGACCAGCGCCACATAGTGCAGGGGTTAGCAGCATGAGCAGAGACATCATATACTATGAACTGCGCAAAGTTGTCATTACGGCCGTGCGGGCTGGTGAGTTCAGACTCAGCACCGCTGCGTGTCTCGACTGCGCACTGTGTGGTGAGAATATCGACGGCATGGGTGGTCCAGGCAATGCGCCGATATGCGAGCGTTGTGCAGGCGTTGTACGCCAGGGCGGCGCACGGGGCTGTATTAAGTGGGGGTTAGAATGAGACTAGACTTCGAGGGCAAAGAGGACAATTACCAGTTCGTCGAGGCGGGCGACTTGGCCGCGCTCGCACAGACGCACAGCGCAAAGATCAAGAACTGGTCCAGCGGTTCGTGGTATGGAAACCACAGCAAGCAGACAGCGTTGCGCGCACTAACGCTAGGGGATGAGTCGCTAGTCAAGGCCAGCGATGAGTTGCTGGCCAAGCTAGAGGACAAGCTGCCCCACACGCGCAAGTGGCAAAGCCAGCGGGCGCTGACCGGCGGCCTAGTCTGCGTGCCAGAGTTCTTGACGGGGCAGCCAGAATGCATGCGCATTCGCCGCCGGATGGACAGAAATGATGCCCCAGTCACGATCTTCATGGACTTGACCAGTTCGGCTATGATACGCGGCGAGGACTTGCTCAAGCGGGGCACGGCTATCTTGGCACTCGCACGGGCGCTCTGCGAGCACAGAGTGGTCGAACTGTGGGGCGGGATAGCGCTGGGCGACGGCTCAGGCTATCGCAGCGATAGCGGCAAGGCCTGGAGCAGCACCTTCGCATGGCGTATCGACACGACTCCGCTAGATGTGGCTCGCGCGGCCTTCTTACTTTCTGCACCCGCCATGGCGCGCGGCATCGGCTACGAACTGGCCCCCACGCTAGGGGGTCACAAAAGCTGGTCAGGCAACTGGCCCTTCGGAGCCCACGACTTGCACGTCAGAACGCAGTCAGCGCGACTACGCGCCGCCATGGGCGCAGCCGAGATGCTAGTCGTGCCGCCAATCTACGGTACGGACCCACTGGTGACTGATCCACTAGGCTGGATCACGCGCGAGCTAGAACGCCTAACGGGCCAGGGTGCAGAAATTGGCTCTGAGGACTGGAACAAGGAGGGAGATAGGAGACATGCGTAATGCACAGCACGAACTTAGTCGGGCTCTTAGTGAACTCAAGTACTGGCAGCGTGAGTTGCGTTTCAGGCGCGAGGCCAGATGTCCGCGCACAGAGACCATTGCGCACGGCGAACGGAGAGTCAGGACGGCGATCCACTGGGTCTGCCACTGGCGCGGTGCGCTACGCAGCCCACAACGCCAGGACGTATGGCGTCGATGGCAACTGGATCACTGGAGCGCGTTCGTGGTGCCCACACAGTTTAGCGCACAGGGAGCAGGTCGATGACCAGACAAGAAGCTATCAATCTTATTGATAAGCACAAGAACGGGCTTCTCGATCCAGTCGAGATGCTCTCTTGGACCTGGCTTCGAGTCATCATTAAATACGTGCCAGAAGAAGCTTGGGAGAGCGCACTGAAACGAGCTGAGGAGGTACTGTCACAATGAGCAACGTCATTCCCCACAGCAGGGCGCTAGAGTACCACGCAGCCGCGAGGCACGTTATGAGACTGGCCTGCGAGAAGGCCGTTATGCTGAACGCTCTGGGGCCAGATGTGGCCTATGAGCTGCAGCAGCGCGCCAGAACGAAAATGCACACGGGCGAGGTGAGGCTGGCCACAGAACTTGTGCTCCAGCTCAGCCACCCCACGCGAGAACGGCGACCACATTGTTTATCTGGAGCCAGAAGTGCTAGCTAATCTCGTGGACTTCATCAAGAGTCTGCGCAGGGGAGAGGAACGCTGAGATGCCCATAACGCAGGCCAGAATGCAGACAGTCTTGCTGGAGAACGAGTCGCTAGTGGCTCACATCGAGCAACTTCGCAGCGACGCGGAGATCATTGATAGCAGCGAGCTAGATGCTGTCACGAAGCACCAGCTCGTGATGCGGCTCTTCTTCGCCCCCAGGCCGCTGACGCCGCAGAGCAAAATCGAACGCCAGCACTTCGCCAAGTCCGGCGAGCGGAATAAACAGCAGGCTCGCCGCATGGCGCGTCTGCGCGAACGTCAACAACTCCAACAGAAAGGGAACGAAAATGGCTTGGACTGATCCGCACGCGGAAATGAGTGAGACTGAGAAGCTCGAAGAGCAACTCAAGGAATTGCCCCCACGCGACCACATGATCGTCGTGGGAGTCATGACGCTATGCTCGGCCTTCAAGCAGGCCGACAAGATCGAAATTAGTCACTTCAGAGATCTGGCCTGGGCGCTGGCCAAGAGCACCAAACACGTTGCGGAGATGGATACGCTGAACTTTCTCATTAAGAACTTGAAAGATGCGCCAGCGGAGACCACAGTTCGCGATGTCGTGACTCTGCTGGCCATGATGAGCCTAAAGGCGCAAGAGGTGGCAGACAAATGCGTTCGAGACACCATGCGGCTAGTGGCGCTGCTGCCCAGCGAAATGGGAGAGCCAGATGCGCGCAAGTGACTATCCCCTCCCAGACTACGCAGTCAGCGTCTGGCACAGGGGCGATGCGTTAGCCATCGCGCTGCCGGGACATAGCGAGGACGGATCAGCGCGCACGCTTTTCATTCCGCTGGACAAACTTCCGCTAGATGCACCAGGCTGGAGGTCATTCGTCAACCTTCTCGCTGAACGCCGCAAGGTCTATCAGGCCAATGAACGGCCGAGGTTCAGCACAAGTGCTGAGCCAACGGAAGTGCAAATGCGGGAGATGCTCAAGGCCCACTATGCGAAGCATCCCAGGCTGGAGACAGCCATCGACGCCGACATCTTTCACACAGAGCAAGAGGAGATCAACCATGACTAAGTCTAACGTACTGTCACTGCGTAGTCTGTGCAACTGGCTCGGAAAGCAGCCAGCTCGCAAGACGTTTAACTTCTACGACAATAGAGACTGTGTTCTCGCGCAGTTCTTCAAGGCCAAGGGGCTCAAAGAGGTCTCCGTGAGGGGCTACCAGTTCTCTTGCGCGGGCTCTGGTGACGACCTGGATCTGCCGTTTGCATTCCGCGAAGTGGCTCATGTGGAGCCAGCAACCTTCGGGGCGGCGCACAAGATGGCCAAGGCACTGCTGGGCCAGAGAGCAGGAGCAACGTCATGAGCATTCAGCGTTCTCTCATCGTCGGGGCACACTTTCGCCCGCCAGCCAAAGGGCTTCTAACGTGCTTGCCCAGCGGCACAAAGCTCATCGCGCGCCGGGAAGCCAGTAATGCGTATGATGCCAATGCCATTCAAGTTATCTGGCCCACAATGGGCCTAGATGCCGAGACTGGCATTGGCATCAGCGCGGCAGATGTCCAGAAGGCCGTCGAGGGCTTTGGCAGCAGCGCGGACTCGGTGTTTGCGCAGCCCGAGTGGCACCTGGGCTACGTTCCACGCACGGAGGCCGCCCACCTTGCGCCCAGAATGGACCACATGGGCTTGAGCGAACTGGATGGCGAACTGACGTTCGCAGCGACTGGTGGGGCGCAGATCGCCTTCCACGTTCCAGAATAATCACGCACTACGCTAGACGTAACGTCAACCCAATGGAGAAGAGAAAATGGAAATCGCAGGCAAGAAAGTCGTCAATGCAACGAAGCCACTTTTGCTGAACATCACTAAATCCGACTGTGCTCACGGGAACGTCAAGGACCCTGGAGCCTGTGCGGCAGCGCTCGCCCTCAAACGCCAGCTGCACGTCAAGAAAGCGCGTGTCCATCTCGGCCGCGTGTATGTCGAAATGGAGACCCAGTGGGTCCGCTACAACACGCCCCAGAGTCTGAAGCACGAAATCATCTCCTTCGACCGGGGCGGAAGTTTCGAGCCGGGAGAGTATAAGCTCTACGCCACTACGCCGCACCAGCGTAAGGGTAAACAGCAGGGCAGCAACAAGCCTTCGCCGAGAAAGAAGAGCGTCAAGATCGCTCGCATTTCGCGCCATGTGACCACTGGCGTCAGACATACGTTGGCCCGATGAGCGAGAACGCTGTGATTTTCTTCTCTGATGAGTTCTACATCTCCTATGTCGCTCGCCGCAGCGATTTGGCGAAATTGCTAGATGCCATAGTCGCTGTCGGAATGGGCAATGATGAGCCGCCAGAGAGAGACGAGACTGCACTTTGTATCAAGACTGACCAAAAGGGAATATGGACATACAAATTCTATATTCTCTATGGAGATCATCGAGAAGCTTACCGTGCACTTGTGCCAGATTGCGCGGCTTGTGTTCGATACTTTCTGGCTAATCTGGACAAGATCGCTCATTCGAGTGACAGACCAACAGAGGAAACAGTGCAATGAGTAAGAGAAAAGACTGGGCTGACAGACTGGCTGAACAGATCATCGCGGACGTGCAGGGCATCTACGATCCTCGGACGCGCGAGGACATCGTGGCCATGCGGCTACGTATCGTGCGCCAAGAGGGCGTAGTCGCTGGCGTGCAGGAGGCCGGGGATGCGGTACAACGATCCTTCTAGGCCCACGAGCATGCTCGGCGCAGTCAATTCTCCGCTGCAGCTCAACGGCAGTCCGCTGCCGACCATTACGCTGATGTATCCCATGCAGAATGGCGGCGACGCGCAGACAGACAGCGGTGATGCTGACTGCGATAGCGCTGTGTGGGGCTTTCTGGCGTGCATACATGCGCACAGGGCCAGCAATAGGTTCGGCACGTATTACGGTTGGATCAGAGATCTGGGCCAGTTCCAGGCAGACTACTTGGCTGATCCCGAGAACGCTCTGCTGCAGTACTTCAAGTATTCCGGCCCGGACTGGGAAGAGACAGCGCACAGCCCGAGAGCGCCAGCGCAGGTGCAGGAAATCAACGAGGAGATATTCTGATGCCATACGCCGCAGTAGCAGCAGCATGGATAGCCACCGCCGCAGTCGTCGCCTTTGCTATTCACATAACCGGAAGTGCCGTGCCTTTATGGGCTATGCTGCTTCCGGCCTGCATCGAGGTTAGACGTGGCAAATAGGGGGTGCAAGGGGGCCATGTCCCGCGTGGCCGAATATGGCCCGTGCGAAACCCCCTTGACCCCCCCACACCACCATGTCACACTTTCATCCTAACGGGGAAATTCCATGCCATCAGCCAAAATTCTCGGCTTTCAGTTCGACTTGGCTACGCCATACGCAGTCGGGCATATTTGCACGTACGCGGAGGCCGAGGCGCTCAACAAGTTGCTCGTTCGCGGGCTCGCCAAAGGGCTTCACAAGGTCATCGACTCGCAACTAGCTGGGTTTGACAAAGTGCTGGATCCTGACCAGCGCGCAGCGATCACGGAAAGCGGCCTAGAGTACATCGAAGAATTCACGCTGGGCTTCAGCGCTGGCCACGACATAGCACGCGCCATCAGACTGGAATGTTCGCGCCTCGCCCGCCAGATGCTAGAGGTTCAGCTAAATCGAGAGGGCAGAGTGCTGAAGGATCTCACGCCAGGCGAAGTGCATAGCGCACTCAGCGATCTCATGAAGAGCGAACGTATAGTGGCTGAGGCTACGCGCCGAGTCAGCGTGACACAAGAGATCGCGCAGCGCGCAGAAGCAGAGTTACACGAGGCACTCGGAGATCTCTCATGAGCTTTCGCATTGGCCAGAAAGTGGTCTGCATAAACGACTCAGATACGCATACTGAGAGTATTAAGGAACTCAGCAAGGGGCAAGTCTATACTGTTGCCCGCTGTTGGCTGTTCGTTCCTTCAAGGCTTTTGGCTCTTGCTGGTGAATTTACCCCCTACAAGGGAGTAAGTCTACACGAAGTCGGCCCACGAGTTTGGCCGATCACGGGTGAGGACATTCCATTCGACGTTGCGCGCTTCAGGCCGCTCATAGAGCGCAAGAAAGAGACCGACATTGGCTTCGCTCTAGACATTCTGGACAAAGCTAACGGCAAAGTTAGAGAGCCAGTATGAACGAGGAAGAAATACTTTATGAGGCACTCAATTCGCCCCTCGGACTCATCGTGCGCGGTAGCAAAAGCGCGCTTGCGAAAGCTAAGAGCAAGCTGGCGCAAAGCGATGCCGCTCTTAGCGAGTTGGCACTTATTGGTCCAGACCCAAGTGGGCAGCTCTACATTCTCCGAACTGACCGAGCACGAAAGCAGTCAGCATGACAGATAATGTGGCCCCTGAGCCCACTACGTCAACGGGGGATAAGAAGATGCGAGTGCATATTCTGGTCTACGAAGAGGACTGGGAATGGCTAGGCATAACGTATGGGTCAGCGCTAAAGCGGGGCAATATCGTTCGCATGCTCTTACGCGACTTCAAACGCCGAATGGAAGCCAAAGTGGAGGGCAAGTTATGATCCAGACCGAGGAAGAAGTCGTTCAGCGGGTTGAGAGTATTCTAAAGCACATCAACGCGGCGTGCAGTGGCCAGAAGGGCGCAGATGTATATATGGCGCTCATGTTCGCGCTGGGCAAGACCATTGCCCAGTCACATGATCCAGCGCAAGTGCTAGTTCTGACCATTCCGAAACTGGCCAGCGCGGCGGGCGTTCAGTGCCGCCAGCTAGATGAAGACACAGACTTAGAGGAGCTGGAAGATGACAACTCCGTCGCCACTCACTGAGGCCGAACCACGCTCACTGGATGAGTACTTCGCGCGAAAGCCCCCATACGACGCGACCACGCTAGCGGCCATCAAGACTGAGTTCAGACGCCTACGGGCGAAGTTCGGCGAGACAGAAGCGGCTGGCGGCAGCGTTCGTGCGAAGAAAGTCGGCAAGCCCAAGGCAGCGCTAGAGGTCACAATGGACATCTTTGGAGCAGAGGATACGCCCAAGTCATGAGCCAAGAGCAATATGCCAGCAAGATCATGTTCGCCCTGGCCAAGCAAATAGCCACGTATAACGGCCAAATATTTGATAAGCTGGACGAGCGCACACGGCGCGAACTGATGACGCTAGCGAACAGCCTGCTGGCCACCGTGCGGCGACTGGACATAGCCTCGCGTGAGGTGCTGGAATGAGCTACCTGCTGGCCCAAACGTTCTGCACGTGGCTAATCTGGTATCTCTGTAGCCCGCCGCCCTACTGGGTTCTGGCCACGCTGGGCGCAGTTATCGCTCTAACGGGGATTTTAGTTTATGCCAGTTAGATACGGTGAGCCGCCATACTTAGAATGTTCTTCGCGAGGTGACAAACGCTTCTCAGCCTTCTATGCCCACCTGCGCGATCCGAGGCGAAACGGTATGTCCATTGAGGAACTCTATCAGGCAAGTAAAGTCTTTGAGGACGGCAGTACCGGACTCAGCTGGCGCGACGCCAAGGGCCGCAGAGCAGTCAACGCTGATGTCTGCGCGAGCTTCTACAGCATGCTTTGGGATGAATATATTGCAGAACACCCAGAACTGCTTGCAGTGCTGAAAGCCGCCAGCGGCTTGAGCGACATATTCGGCCAATCGGGTCATTGCTGTCAGGCTACAGAGCTTTGGAGAATACGCAATGTATCCAGATAATGCCGCCTTTTCCTCGAAATTACACACTTTACAAATTTTCTGGGATTCAACGAGCCTGGGCAGTCTGAAGAAGTGCCCACGTTTCTATCAGCTGAGGCACATTGAGGGCTGGGTTCCACGAACGCGCAGTGCAGATCTCACTTTCGGCATCTTCATGCACAGTGGGCGCGAACGCTACTACCACGCGCGGGCCGAGGGCAAGCTGCACGAAGAGGCGCTGGACTTCGCTCTAGCCTATGTGCTGGAGGCCTCTTGGGACAGCAAGACCAATAGACCGTGGCAAGGGGATCAGTACAAGAACAGGTACACCTTAGCCCGCAGCCTGGTCGCGTATTGCGACAAATGGCAGAATGATGCGTTAGTCACAGTCATAAAGAGCGACAAGAAGCCCGCAGTAGAGGAAAGTTTTCGCTTCCCTCTGGGCTTCGGCCCGACAGACAGCAGGCCCTATGACGCGCAGAACGATAGTGGAGGCGAAAGTGAAGAATACTTCCTTTGTGGGCATCTCGACCGTCTGGTGGAGTTCAGTGACCGACTCTGGATTAGTGATCTTAAAACTACCAGACACACCATTGATAGTTACTACTTCGCCCAGTTCACACCCAGCAACCAGTTCTCAATCTACGTGCTTGCGGGTAACATCGTACTCGGCCGAAAGGTTGCTGGCCTCATTGTTGATGCCGTTCAGGTCAGCGTGACAATGGAGCCCAAATTCGGCCGAGCGCTTATTGAGCGCACTGAGGCCCAGCTCAATGAGTTCGTCAGAGGTCTCCACGTTCTTCTGCACCAAGCGGAATACTATGCCAGAAATAACTTTTGGCCCCAGAACGAGCAAGCGTGCTTCAGATGCGATTTCCGTTCAGTCTGCTCACGTGCGCCAGCAGTCCGCGAGCAATGGCTCAAGGCGGACTTTCAACGTGAGACCTGGGACCCCACCATCGTAAGAGGAGACATCTGATGGACTGGATACTTATTGGCATCGTCGGCGGCTCGCTAGTCATCAGCGGCTTCAGCACGAAAGAGGCCTGCCTAGGTCGCGTGGCCACGCTCAAGGAGCAGAAAGTCGAAGCCAAGTGCGTTGAGGCTCCAGGGAACCATCTTGGTCTCACAGGCACGGGTACGATTTGTCTTTGGGGCAATAATGGACAGAGCAACTGCTAATGCCCCGTAGCCAATTCGCCTTCAACATCGCCAGAGGCGGCTGCTGGTCGCGCAAGACCAAACGCTATCTGCGCGCGAGCGGACTGGATAAGCCAGTGTTCGTCACAGACGAGGCGCGCCAGCGGCACGTTCACCCGCGCCACAAGCGCGGTCAGACTGGTGAGGCGCCTGGGCCGTCCACGCTCGCGGCTGTACATTCTTCTAGCGCCTCCGCAAGTGGCCGTGGCCAGCCAGTTAATCCATTCGCCCAACTCAGAAAGAAGCCCGATGCCCCAACCAGTTAAATTGATCGTCGCCAGCGACTCAGGCGGAGGCAAAACGGGCGCTCTGGCCAGTCTGGCCGCTGCGGGCTACAGCCTACGTGTGGCGGACTTGGATAACAACAGCGGCATTCTCAAGGGTCTTCTGCTGACCGATCCCCAGTCGCCCTACATCAAGAGCAACAAGGACGTTGGCAAGATGCTGACCAGCGTGGTCGCGCTCAGTGAAGAGCGAGGCCTCATTGGCGTGCCCCCGAACGCGAAGATGGGCATAAAGAAGGCTACAGCGTGGCTAAAGCTCAGCGCGCTGCTGGAGAACTGGGACGACGGAACGCAGAAGCTCGGGCCGATCACCAGTTGGACAACGCAAGACGTTCTAGTAATTGATACGTTCACGAAAGCCAGCCGCGCGGCAATGAACTTTCACCTTTCTCTGAACGGCAGGCTGAACCAGAAGCCCACACTCTACGACTTCGGCGATGCCCAAGAGCTACTACGGTGTCTGCTCGACATAGTCTGCGCGCCCGAGGTTCAGTGCAACGTGGTCCTCAACTGCCACATCGACTATGGCGAGAACAAGTCTGGCGTGCCGACCGAGTGGCCCATGAGTATTGGCAACGCCCTCGGCCCGCAGATCGCGACGTACTTCGGCAGTCTCCTGCGACTGGTCAACCAGCCCAAAGGCATGGGCAGCGCGCGCACGTATGAGCGCAAGCTGCTGACTACGCCCACGAGCCCGCTGGGTGTCAAGACCAGCGCACCTTATAGCGCGAAGACTGAATATGGCATCGAGCATGGGCTGGCCGAGTACTTCAAGGCCGTTCGAGGTGAATAGAGTTTCCGGCTAGCGCCGGAAGAAATGGGCTAGAACGCCCGAAAGGGGCTGCACGGTCCCCCCACACCAGTGCAAAGGAGAAATAAAATGCCAGTTGATTTTTCTAAGTTGAATTCCAAGTCCATGACGGACGTGAAGCGGCCGCCCAGCGCGCCCGCCAGCACGTACTACGGCAGTATCAAGGGCTTTAAGTTTTCGGACACCCGCTTCGCCAACAAGGACACCAATCAGCCCGATGGCGCTCTCGTGCTCGAAATCACTCCGACCGAGTGCGCCGATCCGCAAGTCGAACTCCCTCCGGGCTATACGCTTCGCGGCAAGATGTTCTTCCACGAGACGGCGATCATTGACTGCAATGGCAACAGTCTGCCCGGTCAGTACTACACGAAAGTGCTCATGGAGACCCTGGGCATTCCCACCGAGGGGCGTTCTTTCGGCGAGTGCGTGCCGGATCTCGTCGGGGCGCAGGTGATGTTCGATCTGACCGCCCGGCCGGACAAGAATAACCCCGAGGTCATTTATAACGACGTGAGAAAGCTGCGCGCGAAGACGAGCTAGGGGCCTCCAGTTCGCTCTTTCGCTAGTACGTTCTGCGTCTAGCACCTAGCGGACTGCGCCTCTAAGGTCCCGGCCGGACAACACAGAACGCCTAGGCGCCTGTGCGGAATACAACCGGCTGGGACCACAACGACCACGATACTGCAAACGGGCACATACACGGGGATATCAGGGAGAATAAAATGGGCCACAAGCATTTTGTAGTCTGTGACGGCTGCGATGCAGAAGAATTGATCGCGCGACCGGAGGGCGAAGCGCCGCCGTCCTTTAAGTCGGTTACCATATCCCTCAACGCGGGGGCAGACGGTCTTTACGATCTGTGCCCTAGCTGCGAACGGCGCTTGCAAGAAAACGCCAATCCGAAAAAATGGCCGCGCATGGCTAGACCAGCGCCCGGTTAACAGGACGTTAACATGAACAAGGATTGGGAAGCGATCAAAGCGTGCCTGCTAGAAGCGGCGGTCACCATCGAAACCTTCTGTCTGCACAGCGAGCGCCTGCGCCCATACGACAACGTAAAAGATGCTGAGCAAACAGCTAAGCGATGCCGCTTCCTCGCCGCCTTTGGCCAAGAGTTTTTTACCCCGGTAGCCGACTAACCGCCGATTAACAGGAAACTACAACGTATCATGAATATCATGCTTATCCGGTTGCCACACACAAACGCTGAGACCTACTAGATGTTGAAGCTCTTGTTTGGAAACGATTGGTTGCGGCGAAAGATTGCCGGCGACCCCGACGTAGAGACCGAGGCAGGCAAGCTGCGCTTCGGTCCTGATCCTGATTACCGCGAGCCAGAGCCGGACTGGCAAATTCCGCCAATTGAACGGCCCCGGCAGCCGTTTTTCACGATCAACAAGGAAAAACCCATGACCACCTCCATAAAGGTTCACGTCAACGGAAAATACCGCGCAACCGTAAAGCAGAGCGGCAACGATCCGGTGACCGTCGAAGGCAACTACAACGGCGGCAGCGGCGAAAAGACGTTCTATTTGCCCCACCCGGCCAAAGCGACTTTTGAGATTTCGGAAGAGCAGGTTGCCGTTGGCGACGAGCGGCCCGCTACGTGACCACAAGATGTAGGGCTGTGTGTCTAAACCGGATAAGCATGATGAATATCATCAGTGACCAGTATGATCGGCTAGCGCCAGGAGACATCGTGGTGCTAGATGCCCGCCAGCGCAGCGAGCTTCAAGTGGACGAGGAGTTCGTCAGCTCTCTGCGGCACAGAGGCGTTCTAGTGCCGCTGCTGGTCACGCGAGCCCGCGTGCTAGTCGCCGGTGGCCGCAGGCGCCAAGCGGCCCTCAGCGCTGGGCTAGAGACCGTACCAGTTAGGTACGTGGAGGACCACGCAACGCCCAGCGAACTGCGTCTGATCGAACTCGAAGAGAACATCAGACGCGCCGAGTTGCCCTGGCGAGATGAGTGTCGGGCAGTAAGCGAACTGCACCAGCTGTGGTGTGGCACGCGAGAGAACTGGACCGCAGAGAAGAGCCAGAGCGTTCTGGGTCACGACATGGGCAGATGGCTACGGGTGGCCAGGGACCTCGACAATCCACGACTCGCTACGGCTACCAGCCTCTTCAGCGCATTTAATATCTGCCAGCGAATAGACCAGCGCGCAGCCGACGCGGCAATGGAAGACATTACGTATGCCAGCACAGCTCTGCTAGATGGAGCCACAGAGGAGAGCGTTGGCACAGACGAACTAGGAACGTTAGACGAATTCTCCGAGGTCACTTCCCCTCCCGGTGAAGCCTCGGAGATAGGAGAGGCAGCTTCGGGCACTGGATCGCCCCCCGTCCCCACAGCTCGGGCTGCCTCTCCGACTTTGCGCAGACAGCCCACGAACGCTGGCGCTGCCCTGCCACCAGAGGATATTATCTGCACGGATTTCATGAAATGGGCCAGCAACTATGTCGGGCCGAGGTTCAACTTTATTCATTGCGATTTCCCTTATGGCAAGAAGGTCTTCGGCGGCCAGTGGGGAGGGAAGAACGACACAGGCTTTCAGTATGACGACTCGCCCGATGTCTACTGGGAGCTAGTTGCTAGTCTCTGCAAGAACCTAGACAGGCTCATGGCTCCCAGTGCGCACCTGATGTTCTGGCTTAGTAGCGAAATCGAGATGCAGCATGCCACAATCGCCCGCTTTCGTGAACTGGCACCCGAGCTTATATTCCAGCCTCGCGCTCTTGTATGGCTCAAGTCTGACAACGTCGGAATCGTGCCAGACCCCAAGCGCGGTCCGCGCTGGATCACAGAGTTGGCCCTTATGGCTTCTCGCGGCGATCGCGTGCTCGTGCAGCCGCTAGCGAATGCGTACAACGCGCCCACAGCGCGCACTCTTCACCCCAGTGCGAAGCCCGAGCCAGTTCTGCGGCACTTCTTCAGAATGTTCGTGGATGACACCAGCAGGGTATTAGACCCAACGTGTGGGGCAGGAAGCTCTTTACGTGCCGCTGAGAGTTTGAATGCACTTCAAGTTCTGGGAATTGAGAAAGACGAAAATTATGTCTTGGCAGCCAGAAAAGCTCTTCGTGAGTTCAGGACTTTGCGAGAACTGACCAAATGAGGAAAGCTGTTGGAAGTTGCATCGTAGACGGCTGTGAAAAGCCTAAGTATTCTCGTGGCTGGTGTCAGGCACACTATCAGCGCTGGTATCATACTGGTAAACTTGAGACCGAACGACAGCCAGCAGGCGCTTGGAGAGACAAACTCTGTACAGTCCCGGGTTGCACTCGCCCGATGTGGATGGCAAAACAGGGAGTCTGTCAAGTTCATTATCACAGACTGATGCAGAATGGCACAACAGAAATATCACGTAATCCACCTGGAGCAGGTTCATTACAGGGTGGCTATCTCTGTTTTGTAGAAGACTATGAGCGAACATTCGATCATCGGCAAGTTGCAGCCAAGAAACTCGGCCGTGAGTTGTTGCCGACTGAGGTTGTTCATCACAAAGATGAAAACAAGCTCAACAACGATCCAGATAATCTGGAAGTTTGCTCTTCTCAAAGCGAGCATATCTCAAAATTTCATGGAGGTCAATCAAAATGACAGACTTTCATTGGTGCTGGAGTTATAGACCACAAACTGACACTATGTGGGCTGTTGGTGTACGAGAACCGGCTGATAAAATAAGGCCGGGATTAATTATTTCTGCTGAGTCAGATCTGGCCCAAGAGCTATCGCGTGAACACGCTGCAGAAGTTGCAGCCTTTATCGAAGCGCCCCGCCCAGCCGTTGCGCCAGGCTATGAAGTCGATTTAACTCGCTTCGACGGACAAGGGAACTTACGATGAGGACGAGGATGCTGGACCCGACCTGCGGCGCCGGCAGCAGCCTTCGCGCTGCCGAGTCGCTGAACGCAGCGGCAATCTTGGGTATCGAAAGAGATGAGAACTATGTGCTGGCCGCACGGAAGGCGCTGAGAGAATTCCGAACACTTAGGGAGTTGACGAAATGAAACAATGTTCAGTCTGTAACTGGCCACTCGAAACCGAGGGTGATCGTAGGGCAGCACGTACATGTAAGATACAGAATTGTCCGGGCCAGTTAGCTTACACAGAAAGCCAACTCTCTGCCGATCCCAGCCGGGGCATTCTGAACGAGCGCAGAAAGACGCACGGTAGCTTCAAGGAGAGTGCCATAATCAGTCAGCAGATCAAGCACGTCTTTCACTCATACGGACAGTATCCGACTGAGAACCCGATTTACTGCGAGGCGCTCGACATGATCGCGCTGAAACTTTCGCGCATCCTGTCCGGCCAGGCCAACTATAAAGATCACTGGACTGACATCGCGGGCTATGCCAAGCTGGCCGAGGAGGCGTGCAAATGACAGACTTTCTTCTCACACTACGTCAAGCCGACATCGAGCGAGACAAGATTTGGAACCCCCAGAAACTTCTCTCGCTCAGCTTTCGCGGGAACGAACTGGGCGGTGAAATCGGTGAAGCCCAGAATATTCTTAAGAAGATCGAGCGCGAGCGACTGGGTCTGCGTGGCAGCAGAGCCACGCCCGAGATGCTCGCAGAAGAGCTGGCGGACGGCGTAATCTGTATTGATCTGATCGCGATGGAGTTCAATATCGCACTGGAGCAGGCCATTCGAGCCAAGTTCAACAAGACCTCGCGCGAGAGGGGACTGGACGTGCTGTTGTGAAATGTTATATCTTCGACCTAGATGGCACGCTGGCCGACGACAGCCATCGCTGGCATCATGTCACCAAGACTGGTGACTGGGAGGCGTACTACGCGGCGGCCACAGAGGACAAGCCCATCAGTCACGTCATCGAAGTGGCCAAGGCGCTGCAGAGCGCAGGTTTCTTCATTGCTATCGTCACTGGGCGCAGCGAGAGCATACGTGCTGAGACTGAAGACTGGCTTCTCGCGCACGGCATACTTTTCCAGGAACTCATTATGCGCAAGCGGACAGACCGCAGGCGAAATAGCGAACTGAAGCTAGAGGCCCTAGAGACTCTGCGCGCGAAGGGCTACATGCCGCTCATGGTCTTTGAGGACTTACCAGCCGCCGTTCGCACGTACAGACTGGCGGGCGTTCCGTGCGCGCAAGTGGCGGACCCAGAAGATTGGGATCATAAGCATCCATGACCGCAGCGCCATTCGCCCACACGGCAGGACCGCAGCGCGCGCACACAGTCTTCGTGGGCGAAGCGTTCGGCGCTGAGGAAGAAGAAGTCGGCCAACCGTTCGTCGGCCAGTCTGGCCGCGAGTTCGCCCGTATGCTAGGGGAAGCTTGGCAGCAGCCCGCACTGCTCGCAGCGGCCGCTTCGCCCGCACGGGCAGACTTCATCGCACTGCGCAATGATTGGCTCAATGAGCACGGAGTGCTCTTGACGAACGTCTTCGCCCTGCGGCCGCAGAATAATAACTTGGCCTACTTATGCTGCAGTAAAGAGGAACTCCCCAATGACTACACCCTCGGCCCGGTTAGAACGGAAGCTCCTCGCTACATACGGGGTGAATTCCTGCCTGAACTTGAGCGCCTCAGATCAGAAATCATGGCTGCTCAGCCAAACCTCGTCGTTGCTCTTGGCTCCACCGCGCTCTGGGCGCTCCTCGGCACCTGCGGAATTGGAGCGCACCGCGGAACGACTACGATCAGCCAGCTCGTACCAGGACAGAAACTACTGGGGACGTATCACCCAGCGGGAATAATGTACCAGTGGTCGCTACGCAGCACGATGCTGGCGGACTTGATGAAGGCAGAGAACGAGGCGAGACACGCAGACATAATTCGCCCCGTTCGTCACATTCATGTCTGCCCGGACATAGAGGATGTGGAGAGCACGACGCAGTGGCTGCTGGAGAATGCGAAGATACTCTCACCTGACATCGAGACGATGAAGGGCCAAATACGCTGCATTGGCTTCGCGTGGACCAGAAGCGATGCCATCGTGATCCCCTTTATCCACAACCTTTCTGGTAAGAACTATTGGGACTGGGAAGAGCACGAGATGCGCGCCTGGGCGTGCGTTCGGCGGCTACTGGAGAGTGACGTGCCCAAAGTGGGCCAGAATTTTATCTTCGACTTGCAGTATCTGACTCGCGCGGGCATACGACCGAAGAACTGCCAGCACGATACGATGTTGCTGCATCACGTACTTTATCCAGAACTACCAAAGGGACTCGGCTTCTTGGCCAGCATCTACTGTAATGATTTCGCCCACAAGCTGCTCCGAAAACGTGGCGAGGAGGAGTTGAAGCGCGATGAGTAAAATCTGCAAAGTTGAAGGATGTACTAATAGTGCTGGTTCATCACGCGGCCTGTGCAATACACACTACTTGCGTCTCATGCGACATGGAGATGTCAATGTAGTCAAAAAGAAAACACGGACTGGAGCCTGTACAGCAGCTGGCTGTTCTGAGCCAAGATACGCAAAGGCTCTGTGTAAGAAGCATTACTATGCTCAGTTCAAGCTCTGCGTAGTGGAAGGCTGTAATGAGCCCGCCCGGTATGGAGGTGGCCTGTGTCTTGCCCACGGACGAAATTTGAAAAGAAATGGAACTGTTGATTATATTCGTAATACTCTTGCTGTCGGTGAAACAAGAGAAAGAAAAGACGGCTACATTGTCATCAATCATAGTGGAGAACGAAAATTAGAGCACATAGTTCTGGCTGAAAAGGCTCTTGGCAGACCGCTGCCATCGAAAGCTGTTGTTCATCATATAAACGAGGATAGAGCAGATAATCGAACTCCGTTCAACCTAATAATCTGTCCTAACCAAGAGTATCACATGCTCTTACATAAAAGAGCACGCGCACTCGGTTATCGTGGCAAGATTTACGAAATAGATGAGTTATTCTGATGACTGAGAAATGCTGGTGTGGTAGGCAGATACTTGTACGAACTGAATTGGCCAATCGCCGAGGAGGATATAATTTTGACTTTGTGCATGATAATATGCAGTATAATGCGAGCGTTCGTACTCACAAAGGCATTCCAGTAGAAGTTTTTCTGAATGCCAATAAAATAGATAGTTCCGCCGACATGGTAGCTCGCGACGCAGCAATAATGCTCAGTATCATGCTTCAGTTTGGAGTTCCACTCAGCGCGCTCGCGGACAGCGCTCTAGGCAAGAATGCGGACGGTAGCAGCAGCTCTCCCATCGGGGCGCTCATAGAGATACTGGCGAAAGGAGAGCGCGGTGGCGAGCAACAGAAGTAGAACTAGCGAGAACGAGATGCGCACGCAGCTCGACGCGGCCAATTCGCGCGTGCAGCGCAGAGGTAAGATGCTGCGCCTGTGCCAGACGCTCTTCGCGACCATTATGCACGCCAGTAACGAGTCAGTTCGCCGCTCTGGCGTCGTGCGTTCTGGTGAGGCTGAGGCGCAGTACGAATTGGCCAAAAGTTTCGTCGCCAGCATAGAACAGGAGATAAAGAACGATGAGCGAGACAGTCCCAAGTGGAGAAAAGGACGACCAGCCAGACGGGCCGATACCGGCGAAGCCCGTTGCGCTAGCTGAGATACTACCAGCCGCGCCGGGTGAGCCCGCAATAACGTGCGAACTGACGCTGACCGAAGTGGGCTGCATAGCGGCGAGTATCCAGACTGCTGTGCGCTCCGGCTGGGTCCGCGAGCCCAGTCACCTGAACGTGGCCAATAGCGTGCTGCGAAAGTTCCACGAGGCGAAGCTCAAGCTGGCGGAGACTCTGCCATGAAGCGTGGATCAAGACCACAGTACACGGTATGTCCGTTTGATCTACCCCTCCATGCTTATTTGCTGCATCGTGAGCAGGTACTGATCTATCAGATCGCTGCAATCAAAGGTGCTATTCGTGCTGCAGAGCAGGAATTAGAAAATACCACGCAAGCACAATATGCCTTGCAGAGTGCGAAATAATGCTCATCCAGACTGACACACTCGATGCAGCGAAACTGAAGACGCTCGACGAGCCCACGACGCATCAGCTCTATTGCGGGCTAGATTGCTGCCTGACGCTAGAGGTCTTCGAGGAACTTTCTGCGCTCTGCACTCCAGCGGGCGCGGAGTCGACCGAGTGGCCCGTGTGCTACACGTTCGAGCGAGCGTTACAGGCGCCAGCGCTCGACATGATGCTTAGGGGCTTCAAAATAGATCAGTACGCGCGCTATGAGGGCATCGAGCGCACGAAAGCTGAGAGCCAAGTTATTCGCGGCCAGCTAGACGAGCTGGCCGAGTCGCTATGGGGAAAGGGCCTCAATCCTGGCTCGCATAAGCAGCTCAAAGAGTTCTTCTATGGCGCGATGAAGCTGCCCCCAGTCGTCACGAGCATACATGGCGAGAAAAAGACCAGTCTCAATCGTGAGAGCTTAGAGAAACTTGAGCAATACTTTCACGCGAGACCCATCGTCGCACTGATCATTGAGGCCCGCGACTTGCAGAAACGTCTGAGCGTCCTCGAAACGGAGATTGGTCATGACGGCCGAATGCGGACCAGTTACAACATTGCTGGAACTAACACAGGTCGATGGTCTTCTAGCTCGGACGTTACGGGGGCTGGAACAAACCTGCAGAATATCACGCCCGAACTGCGTCGGATGTTCGTGGCAGACAGAGGCTGGAAGCTCTGTGGTATTGACCTTGAGCAGGCTGAGTCACGCGAGGTGGGCTGGTTGTGTGGAATTCTTTTCGGCGACTGGAGGTATCTCGACGCCTGCGAGGGTGGTGACCTTCACACTACGACCGCCAAGCTCATATGGCCCTACTTGGCCTGGACGAACGATGCAAAAAAGGATCGCGAGATTGCTGACAGAGCATTCTACAGAGGCTTCAGCTATCGCGATATGAGCAAACGCGGCGGGCACGCCACAAACTATCTGTCAACACCATGGACAATGGCCAGAAACTTGAAGATACCTCTCGTGCTGGCTGAGAACTTTCAAGACAGCTACTTCGGAGCCTTTCCAGCTATTCCGCAATATCATCAGTGGACAGCAGAGCGGCTGCAACTAGAGGGCAGCATAACGACTCCATTCGGCCGAAAGAGACAATTCTTTGGGAGAAGAGACGATGACACGACTCTGCGTAAGGCCATTGCTTTTTCCCCTCAAAGCGCCACCGGGGACCGGCTTAATTTGGGTCTGTGGCGCATCTGGAAAGAGATGCCACAAGTTCAGCTGCTGGCTCAGGTTCATGACGCTGTGTACTTTCAGTATCCTGAGACCCAGAATAGTGAACAGGAAGCGGCGTATGTACAACAGGCCTTGAGTCTTATTGAGATCTCGACCACGTCGAACGGACGAACATTCTGCGTGCCGGGAGAGGCCAAGATTGGTTGGAACTGGGCGGCAAGTGATCCGAAGAATAAACTTTTCGCTGACGGTAATCCCGAGGGCTTGCAGAAGTGGTCAGCCACTCTGCCCGACACGAGAAGACGCAAAGCAGACATGGAGAGAACGTTATGACTGAGCCCAACGAGCCAGACGAGAGACTTCTTGGCCGAGCTAGCGAAGTGCTAGCGGGCGTCCAGAATGGCCAGATAGTCGGCATGATCTGCGTCTGCTTCATGCAGACTAATGCCATTAACGTGCAAGTAGCTGGGGACCAGTCGCTCATCGTGAGACTCGGCAGCCTCGTCGTGGCTGGTGACGCCCTAAAGGTGCTGGAGACCCAAATGCAGCAACAGGCTCTTCAACAGCAACCGGCGAATTGGGGGCCAGGCGGGAACGCCTAGGACGTCAGGTGAGCAGTGTCAGACTGGATAGGCAGTTTTCTGGAGTTAACGGAGGGGCTACCTACGCCAGCGGTATTCCGCCTCTGGTCCGGCATCTTCGCAGTCGCGGCATGTCTGGAGCGCCGCTGCTGGTTACGCACTGCATTTGGCGTGACGTACCCAAATCTCTTCATTCTGCTGGCTGCGCCGTCTGGCGCAGGCAAAAGTCCAGCCATTGCGCCCGCACGTTCGCTGCTCTACAAGTCTAAGACCGTCGTGATGGCCGCAGATGATATGACGAAAGCGGCGTTCGTGGACGAGATGGGGGAGCATACGCGCCGAGTGCTCTATAAGGGTGAGACCATTCTCTATAACCCTCTCTGCATAATGATAACTGAGCTGGGCACGCTCGTCAACGCGCATGACTTGGAGTTCTTCAGCCTACTATCCGACCTGTTCGATAACAAAGAGGTCCCCCATAGGTCCCGCCGTCGCGGGCATAACATGGGCAAGGCAGTAGAGCTGCCCAATCCCAGCGTGAATATCATCGCTGGCACTCAGCCAGCGTTCCTGGGCGATCTCCTGCCCGATGCCGCCTGGCAGCAGGGCTTCACAGCAAGATTTCTGATGATCTACGCGCCGGGCGCTCCGAACGTCGATATGTTTGCCGAGCGGGAGGATCAGTCGCACTTGCAAGCCGAGCTAGTGAAAGGGCTCCAGACGCGCAGCAAGTTGCTCGGTGAGTTTCGTATAAGCGATGAGGCCAAGGACATAATTCGCCTCTGGATGAGCCAAGGCCTGAAGCCCGTGCCGGACCATGAAAGACTGACCACGTATAACAGCAAGCGGAACCAATTCGTCTTGAAGCTCGCAATGATAGCGGCCGTATCTGCTCGGGGCGAATTGCACGTCACTACTGAGGACGTGGACCGCGCAAAGAGCTGGCTTCTGGCCGCTGAGCACGTCATGCCAGATATTTTCCGCGATATGGTGCAACGTAGCGATAGCGCCCTGATTGGCGAATTGCATCGCTTCGCCTGGAACATGTGGCTCAAGAGCGCGGCCAAAGTGGAGAATAGAAAGCTCATTCATCGCAGCAAGCTGATGGAATTTCTCTCGTTGCGCTGTCCGGCGGACAAAGCGATGCGCATACTGGAGCTGGCTGGCCAAATGGGCTGGCTAGAGCAGCAGCCAGATAGCCTTCTCTTCTTGCCCAAAGCTCGTGGACTCGTAGCAGCGGAGGAATAAGATGCGGTGTAAAACTTTCACTTGTGGCTTTCCAGGCTTACTACTCTTAGAACAGCGCGAACATCCTATTTATGGTTGGGGCCATTTCGGTTACTTGTCAGTCCATTTAGGCAACGGCAAATACCGCCACGTTGAGCGCTGGTCATTCGACGGTAGTAAAGTGACAGAGGCTGAGTTGCGCACGGGGCTAGAGAACGAAGTGCCCCATTGACAACGGGGGCGAAGTGTGCCATAATACGTTGTCGCAGAAGGAGACTGAACATGAAGTTCAACGTGATGGATCATACTGGTCACAGCACCCTAGAGTTCACGGAGGCGCAGCGCAGCGAGGCGAACGCTACGTTCGACCGCCTGCTGGCCGAGGGCAAGATCGCCGGAACCAGGAAGGCAGGGGCCACTGACTACCAGAAAGTGAAGTCGTTCGACCAGCTGGAGGACGAGACCACGTTCACCCCGGCGCGCCAGGGAGGCTAACCAGTTCGCACTGCGTAGTGCAACGTGCTTTTTACTGAAGATGATGGACTGAGCTGTCGGTGGCTGCAGACTTACGATCCGGCCACCGACAGCCTCCTCACGCACTTTGACTGCATTTTGCCCACAGCAGACGCTTGTGCGCTGCACGAGCACCGACAGTATAATCACATCGACCGGGAGACCATTGAGTCTGCTCTAGAGTTCCATGCAGAGCAAATCGAAGACTGCAAACGCCGGGCACGCGGGCAGCCCGGAATGCAATTCAGCGTAATTTTCGATATTACGCATCAAGAAATGGCTGAGCCCCGCTACCGCGCAGACGCTGCGTGCGTGGGCAGCCAGCTTCGCGTCAGATTGCCCGAGAACTACCAAGTTATAGATCGCGTCGATGTTCTCTATGGCCGCACATACGTTCGACCTGAGTGGTACGCAGGTCTATATTCAGACAATCCAGACGAACGCAGCGCAGCGCACGCCAGGGCCACAGAGCTACTGAAGAGCTGGCTTTCAGCGGACCAGCTACGTGAGTTCGAGAAAGATGCCCGTTTCACTGTCATCGGCAGCGACACCGGCACGCACTACAGACTGGTCAGCGAGCGTAGCTACAACATACTGGAACTGGACGAACGCGGCGCTCTGACTGGCCAAAAGTTCTGCGTCGTCCCCGCGCAGTCCGTCGCAATGGGCGACCAGTTGCTGGCCCAGAAGATCTGGCTAGAGACGGACGAGCTGCGCACGCTGAAGATTGCCAACAAAATCGCGCGAACGGGTGAGTTTGCGCCTAACAATCTGCTGACTATCAATCGAATTACGCGCGAGGCGATCCAGCTCTTCCAGAACAGCAATGCTTTTCTGCGAAACTTGAATGCTGAATATGCCGAAGTCCTTGGGGAGACTGAGGATGACTAGCGGGGCTTGCTAGGGGCCTTTGGCCTTGTCGGGCGGCGGGATCGGCGCGATGTGGAATGGCCCACAACCGAACAGAAACCGGCCTAGCATTCGTTAGCCGTTGAAAGTGGCATAACCGGCCTAGCGGTCTGCGCCAACGCACAGACGGCCTACCACGTTGTCCGGCCACGCGATGCCCCGGTCCCGCCCAACGCTCAACGACAGCATGCCCAGATTCCAGATCAAAGTCATCACAGCCCTTTCCAGTGGGCGACGCGCTACGGTCTGATGAGCTGGCCGCGGAATTGGACATTCTTCTCGTCCCACTTCAAGCAAAGCTCAGGCATCATTAGCCTTCCCCCCTTGAATGTCAATAGTACAAAAGCAGAACGCCAATTCTTAGGATTATCCTCCGTGTAGTCCACAAACGTCCGCGCGCTGGGCTCAGCCACACAGCCGCCGTCAACGCCCCAGAGGGTCCGCTCGTTATGGAAAGTATAGGGTCTGACCTGGGCGCTATGCAAGTGCCCAGTCACCATGTGGACCCCGCCGTGCAGGATGTTATTGTACGTCGCATGAATGCCCCCACGGAACCTGTGCTTCACAAAGACTTCGTCGAAACTTCCAGCGTTAATGGCGACGCTCCAGGCGGGCTCCCAGAGACTAAAGTGATCTCGCAGATGAAAGCCGTGCATCTTGGCATACTCAGGCGCGACGTGGGCCAGCCGGGTCTCGAAGCGCGCGTCGTGATTACCCAGCGTCCAGATCTTTTCTGCCTTCCCAGCAGCGGTGGCAATCTGGTGCGTCATCTCCTGGCACCACTCGATCTCATCAATCAGCTTCGGTCTGGTCTCCCAGCCGATGGGCATATGTCGCGAGATCGTCGGGGCGTCCATTACGTCGCCGTTCAAGATGACTGCCTTGGGCTTACGCTCCTTGCAGAAGGCCACGAACGCCCTGTGCATCAGCGTCGCCTCGCCGGGCCAATAGTGGAAGTCGCTGCCGACTAGGACTTCGCCATCAGGCACGCTCAGCTGAAGCCTATGCTTGCCCTGTGGCACAGGCACTCTTGGCGTTCCACGAGACTCGCCAGCTCCCTCGTGCTTAATCTCAATCCCCCTTCGGCGCTCGATAGCCCTTCGCCTCTGCCCAATCATGGCCTCGGCCACATCCAGTAGCCTGCCAGTCTCTCTTTGCCCATGCAGTGTATAAAGCTCAATGAACTCTTCCTCAGTGCATTTTGCCACTGGCATTCTAGTCCTCTACTGCTGAAGTCACCACGTCGTGCGCAGCATCCACTGCGGCCTCGACTTTCGCACTTTCGACCATCTCGCGGGCCGCAGCGCGCGCAACGCGGACGCGCTCTAATGCCGCCAGCTTCGCCACGATGATCTTCTCCTTAGCCCGCAGCTTCGCGATCTTCTTGGCCTTTCTGACCATTTGCTTGTTGGCCCACCAGTGCTGGATGACCCTGCTCATCCAGATCTGAATGCTGAACCACACGAGACCCGCGAACGCGCCAGCGTATGTAATGCCTTCGCCCAGAAAGCCGAAGAGCTTGCCGAGAAAGGCGAGAACGACGACAACGCCACTGAAGACATCGCCGACGTGGTTGCCCAGTGGGCTGAAGCCTGAATGGTCGCTCATGGCAACTGATGGCTCTTTCGCAGTTCCGCGCGCAGGTTGTCGTTGTCGGCCTTGAGTTCCTTGATCGCCGCCGCCAGGACGGCGGTCATCTCCATGTAGCGGACGCCGCGAAGGTTGCCCTTCTCGTCGTAACCGACGAGACGCTTGTCCACGGCCTCGATCTGGTGGGCGCCGAATCCTGGCTGCTCGGCTAAGTCGCTGCCCGCCGGCCGGTTGATCGGAGAGAACCAAATCGGCTTCATCTGTTCCACTTCGGCGAGCGCGCCAATGATCGGACCATGAATGTCCTTCAACTCTTCGAGAGAAGCTAGGCAGCCGAGCGTGGCATCATAAGTGAGAAGTCCGGTTCCTGAATTGTAGCAGACCGTTCCACTTTGAGCGGCGGAGGTTTGCGCCATCGTAATGACGTTGAGTGTGTTAGAGAAGATCGCGCCAGCCACACCGAGGCCGCCTGAGACGACGACTGAGCCAGTAGTTTTTGAGGTAGATGCCGTCGTGTAGCCGAAGGTAATCCCACCAGCGGACGCAGCTCCTGGAATAACGGCCTGCGCAGTGACGGCATTTACGACATCGTAAATAAGAAATTGCTGGCTTGATGCCTGCTTGATGAATTGCCAGTACCCCGTTCCATTTTCAGCCAACTCAAAGCCAGCTTGCTCCGCAGGCGCGCCGGTGTCGATAGTGATGTAAGAATTGTTGGACCCGCTTGATTTAACTGCCATTTGGGTAGAACCAGCGACGGAAACCGTCACAACGCCGCTATGCAATGTCGTACCAGTCACGGCCAATGCGTTACCACCTACGGTCGCGCCGCCAAGAGCTAAAGATGTACCGGTGGCGACACCGAGTGTCGGAGTAACCAATGTTGGAGAATCGGAGAACACCAGATTTGTCGATGTCGTCCCGGTCGTGCCAGCGGCGGTAAACCCGGTGATGTTGTTGAAGCATGTGATCGACGCCGACGCACAATTCGTTCCTCCGTTGGCAATCGGCAGTGTTCCGGTCACGTCGGCAGTCAATGAGATTGCGGACGAGCTGAGGACCCCTGCTCCGCTTGAGTGAATAATTCCTGACCCATACTGATTGAACTTGATGCCGGTGGCGCCGGTAGTCATCGTGACGTAAGTGGAGCCAAGAGCGATGCTGCCGAAAACGTGCGTCGTGTTCTCATAGTCGTTTTCGTGGTCAGGTGTCGCGCCGCCTCCACCAAGAACGATTGCATCGTTGCCGGCAGTATCAAACAAAATATTGTATAGCGTAGCACCCGCGTTGGTCGAAGAGCCATAGAGAAAGTTGTTGCCGTTCAGGGCAAGTAAAGTCCCGGCTCCATTAACTGAAAATTTACTACCCGGCCCTTTGAGGAAATTTCCAGTTATTGTCCAAGGAGAGAGATCAATGCCAGTCGCGACTGTTTCTGAAACTCCATCTGTGCAAATGGCACATCCAGTAGTCGAAAGCGCGCCTGCACCGCGCCAAGCAGTGAACAAAACGCCATTGCCAAAGCTACCAGTGATGTTGCTACTGCCGATTTCGATGGCAGCGTCAAGAACTGCACCGAAGCCAACTTGTGCGTTAGCTACAGACAGACCAAAACTATATTTTGTTGATGCACCAGAGAAAATTTGCCGGTCAACCTCTTCTCCGGTCATATTATAATAGTCTGTCGCACCAGCTAGGGCGCTGACAATAGGATTACTCCCGTATATGGTGCCAGAAGCGCCCGCTCCTGTATTAGTCCCGCCGTTTGAGACAGAAGTTTGTGAAAACAGCACAGCAGATATTTGGTCTCCTGTCGTACTGGTAGCAGCAGTGTTGCGAAGACTTACCACATATATTGCAGCTTTCTGCCCCAGGATGTTGGATTGCAGATTTTGCTCTATGAATAGTGCTGTTGTAAAAGCACCACTGCCAAGATTCACGCCGTCTGACGTTACGATCTGGTTAGCATTTATCTGAGACGATCCTTGCGATCCGGCGTTGGGGAAGGTCTGATTGACAACGAGGCCCTGATTGGTCGTTGCCGCAGTCGGGTTGATCGTCAGCGGCCCGCCGTTGAGCGTGGCAAGCGAACCTGTACCACCAACAGTTGAACAGACCCAGGCGCCAGTAGTGGCATTATAGAGCGGAAAGGCGCTAGAAGTTGTGCAGATGTCAGTTAGAATGTTTTGTCCCGTCAAAGGAGCAGAGGTATAACCTGACCAGATGAGATTGTCGTTGGCATCATTCAACGTCTCGGTATAATTACCTGCGCCAAAAATGAATGCGCTGCCTGCGCTATCAAGCACTACCGGATCTGCATTGGGTGTTACTTCAAATGCGTCTTGCCAAGTCGTCTTGGGCGTCGTGGTATTCGGAACGTAAGTGTATACTTTGCCTCCGACGAGCGGATTGCCGTTGGCGTCAAGGAACTGCGTCTTGGCATTAGGCAAGATGCTGGCGGTCTGGGCGACTACGCTAGTCGCTAGAGCCAATAGGCATAGGGCCGACGTGAAGAGGCCACGGCAAGCGTTACGGAAAATGGTCATTATTGGCTCCCACTCAGTGCGTTATCAGACTGCGCGCCTTGCACGCCAGGGGTAAAGTAATTCGCTGGAGCGTTCGCAGGCGTTAGCGGAATAGCTAGCCGCTTCGTGTCGCCAGACTTCGGAATGCCCGCGAACTGATCGCCCTGCCAGCCGTGCCAGGGGGACCAGCCATTTTTGGCGGCGTAGTCCAGGGCGAAGTCAACCTGCGCGGGTATCGTCGCCGGATCGCTAGCATGCAGGCCAGTCGCTTTCGTGAAGACATCGCCGAGGCCACTGACCGCGTTCTGGCCCTTCGCAATATCGCCATAGTGCAACTGGAAAGGTCCGAAGGAGCTACCACTGTCGCCAGCGTACTGGCCACCCAGCCCCTCAGTCTTGGCCACCTTGACTGCCACATCGGGGTCAATTCCGCGTGTCGCTGCGGCCTTACGTATGTAACCCTCAACAGGATCATTCTGCGTACCGCTGGTGGCCGCATTTGCACTACCGACTGGATTAAGCGCCGCCAGTCCATTTGCATCCTGCGGTCTCGCAGCCAGATACGCTGGAATAAGCGGATTAGAGCCAGCCAGCAACGGGCCAGCATCTTTCGCAGCCCGATCAAGAAGCCAGTTCGTGTAGCCCGTAGTATTCTGTATTCCACCCACAGCGCCCAGGGCAGTCGAGGCCGCCGCTGTCGCCGCTGGATGATGGCCGAGGGTCTCGATCAGCGGGAGACCTTCCAGCTCTCCAAAGCCCAGAAGTCCACCGCCAGTAATCGCCGCCGAGGCCAGTTTCTGCGCACTGAAGGGCTGCGGTGCGAAGTGCTGCGCGCCGTCGGCCAGCGCATTGAGATCAACTGGATTGCCCGCAGCACGCGCGGCGTCGCCAGCTGACATTCCGCCATAGTTGGCTGCTTGCGACTTCAGTGCCGCCATGACAGCCTTGGGCGAGGCCAGACCGTCTGGGCCACTATTGGCCATAATGCGCTCAAGGACATTCGAGTTCGTAAAATGGTTCTGGGCCAGCAAGAGGGCCTGGTGCTCAGCGTCAGAGAAGAGCCCGCCACCATTCAGCGCGACATCAAATGCCTTCTGCATGTGCTGGTCAGGAATATTTTTCCAGCCCGCACCCGGAATGGCCTGATCTACGCGATCTTTGATGTCCGCGCGCATTTGGGCCAGCGTAGTGGGATTAAGCAACTGCGCATTGCTGCCGCCGCTTTTCATCAGAGACTCAGTCAGCGCAGGCGCGTCCTTGTCGCTCATACCCAGAAGTTTACTATAGGCTTTCAGTCTGCCAGCAATGGTCGCGGCAGCACTAGCGCCAGGTATCTGATACGTTCTAAGCGGAATGCCCTGAGCGATATAGTTCTGTGCACGACGAGCTACCTCTGGCGCAATCTTGTTGACAAACGGCGAGACCACTCCGTGCATTATGGCGTTCACTACTGCGCCAAGACCTGCCGCACCGGCTTCGCTTACGTCGTGCGCTTTGCCAGCGAGCTTGTCTATGCCCTCAGCCAGCGCGCCCTGCCATGCGCCAGAAGTGGCCACGCTGGGCAGACTGCGCAGAACGCCCTTGCCGACTTGGCCGGTCAGGAACTTGCCGACTGCTGGCGCGCCCGCACGCACAGCACCGGCCAACGTAGCGCGCGCTACAGCGTAGGGTATGCCTGCCTCTGCCGCCAGCATGTAGAACGGCTCATCCACAGACTCAATGCCCTCTGGCGTATCGGGCTTCCACACATCGCCCTTATGTTCAGTCTCTTCGCTAGTTTCCACTTTGTGCAGAGCTTCAGTGACGACGCCTTTGCTCAAATCATCCAGCGGCACGCCCGCAGTAGCTGCAGTTTCTGGCTTGGCGTATTTCTTGACCAGATCAGACGAGAAGCTGTCGAGATCACTCATTCTTTGGTCTCTCGCGCGTCGAGGTAACTGTTCAGCGTATTGGCCCAATCATTCCGCACATTGGCCATGTCGTAGATGCCTAGTTTCTGCTGCTGCATTCGACCGTAGAAATGTGCGCGCTCCATGTCAGTCACATTGGCCATCTCGCGCATGGCGGCCATGATTTTGCTAATGGCTCCAGGCGTCATGTCAATATTCGGCGAGCCAGTTTCGAGCGTCTTATTCCACTCTGTCTGCGTCACGCGGCCACCACCAGCTTTAATGAGCTGACTGGCCATCTGCGAGCCGATGCCGAAGAACAATTTCTGCGCCGCCTGAACGCTATCAATGCTGCCGTTGGCCAGCGCATCTTGAATGTCCTGCGATACTCCCATGCCGCTGGCAATTCGGCCCAGTTTCTCCCGTATGCTCGCCGCGCCGTTCGGATCGAAGTTCTTCAGCAAGCCTTGAGCCTGCTTCATCTGGAGCAGCAGCGCCTGGGCCTGGCTCTCTCGCGCATCGATGTCTTGCTTATAGTCCGCAGTGTCTTTGTAGATCGCCTGCTGCATCGGGCCAGCAGCGCCCAAGCGCGGAGCAGCCGGAGCACTATCAGGCGCCAGAGCGTTCTGGCTCGGCGCAGGCTGAGCGGGCGATAGCGCGTTGCCAGCATCTGGTGCTGGAGGTCCTGCATTCGCGGCAGCAGCCCCAGCAGTCGGCCCCGCAGACATCGCACCAGCCGTGCCACTCAGTGCCGCTGGCGTCGCCGTCGCCCGCGCAGGATTCATCCAGGCGCCGCTGGTCGAGCCATCTGCATTGACGATAGCATTTGGATCATAATTGCTCGTCAGGGCGCTCAGCGCACTAGAGCCCCGCTGCATCGCAATGGCGTGAGGCAACAGCACCTGATTTCTGAAGTCCGCATCCTTCAGGCCAGCATATTTCGGATCGCTCATAAAAGCAATGGTTTCTTTGTACTTGCTGGGCTCAATGGCCCCAATGCTCATTGCTTGAGAGAAATACGGCGTCATGTCGCTCATGTCTTTAACGCCTGGATCTTTCGCCGCCGCGCCCCAGATGCCAGCCATCATATCCATACGCTTGCCGGTGGCCTCAAGTTTTGCATTAGTGGTCTCGGCGTCGAGCAACTTCTTCTGAGCAATGTTGTTCAGAAACTCTGGAGCCATGAAGCTAGTCTCTGGATGAGTAGCGACTAGCGTAGCGGCTTTGTCCCAGTCCACTTGGCCCGACTGTGGATCAGTCGCCTGCTGCATCAGCGGTCCCATCGCTTGTCGTGCGCGATAGGTCTGCTGGAACAACTGGTTCTGATTGAGCTGATTCTGAATGCCCGCGAACTGGCCCACCATAGCCAGCGGGTTCTGCTGCTGTTGGCCGATGCCAGCCACAATGCCTGGATTAATCGTATCGACGGGCATCTTTTAGCCTCCGAAGCCAGTTGGCTGGCCACTGGTTAGCGAATTGTTCTGCAGACCAGTCATTAGTGAACTCCAGAGGCCTTGCATGCTCTGTGGCGCGCCAGTGGGACTGATCTGGTTCTGCGGACTCGGCACAGCGTTGGGATCAGCAAAGCCCGTTCCCGCGCCCGTTACTGGTGTTGCACCGCCCACGACGCCGCTCGGAGCCTGCACGCTGCCGCCAGTGGGCTGTAGAGCATTTTGAGTCCCAGTGGGCTGTGCGCTTTGCGCGAGCGCGTTCTGCCCATTCTGGCCGAACATGGAGGTCAGCGGACTTTGGCCGCCAGCGCCACCTTGGCCGAAGAGCTGCATCAAGTAGGGCAGGAGCATTTGCAGCAGTTGGGGGTTCACTTATAACTCCGAAGTTGGGAGAGCAGAGATTGCCGCTCTCCCATTGTCACTAACTAGGACGTAACTTCCCATTGTCTGTGGCCAGCAGCAGCGAAGATGACATCCATTCGAGAAACTAGCTCATCACTACCTGGAATGTATGCCTCTATGGTCCGAACAGCTACTTCACCGAAGTAATGCTGCTCTGCCTGTATTACTCCAGCGCTTGGTATAACCAGCTCAGCGAATACCAACGCCAGTCTCGTCTCGAACGGCGAAGCGCGTTCCTCAGCAAGAGCAATGGCGATGTTATCTGCAAGCAACTCGACCTGGACCTGCCCAAAATCATAGTCTGGGTGCATTGATATATTTCTTTGCAGAAACTTAGTTCCAAACTCTGATTCAATGCCCATCTTCGCTCCTTCTTTCGAGAAGCGCCGATCCATCTGGCCGACAAGGATTCCGCGCTCTTTGATCGCGAGATAAAGCATCTTGGCAAGTGATTTCTTTACCCAGATGGTGCCACCAAGTCTTCGGACTGATCCGACTTCCGAAGGATGCACTGGATGCTCTAGTATGCTTCGAGAATCAGCCTGCACTGTTTTAGCTGCTATCGGTATCATTGTTGCTGCAGCTCCTCCAAGTAACACATCTCGTCTCTTCATCTTAGTCTCCTCGTGTTGTAGATAGCTCGGAATGAGCTATCTGAATAAACTTCTACCCCCAGGGGGAAGACTGATATGGAATTGGCGTATCGCCTGCTCCAGGCCAGCCGCCAGAGGGAATGGCATTATTGACCGTCGCAGCGGGATTATTTCTGGCCTGAATGAGCTGCTGCAGCAAGTTATATTGCAACGCGCTGTTCACGCCACCAGTAACCGAGTTGCTGACGCCCGCACCGCCAGCCGCCAGCGCGTTGCCCTCTCCGACCATGCTAGAGCCTATGCCCTGGCCAGTCTGAATGGCCGCGCCCGTGAGCGCGTTCGCGGCATTCGCCCCCGTCTGCACGGGCTGATAGAGCAGACTGGCAATCTGTTGGTTCTGGGCCAGATAGTTCTGCAGCTGTTGATTGTAAGTGCTCTGGGCGAGCCCGGTCGTATAGTCACTCGCACCCTTCATTGCTGCGCCAGAAGAGCCCAGGCCCTGGGCGGCGTAGCCATTCTGGACGCCCTTTTGTCCTTGGTTCAGCGTGAATTGATAGCCCGGTGTGCTGGGCAGCGTGGCGGCCGTGAACGGCTGAGTCAGCCCCGGCAGACTTTGCATGTATTGCTGCAGTGCGTTCTGGCCGGTCTGAATGAACGGATTCTCATAGCCAGAGGCAGTATTGAACATCTGCATCTGGGCATTAATGGCATTCTTCTCAGCACTGGCCTGCTGCCCGCTGCCATAGAGGCTCGTGCCAGCGCCCACGAGGCTACTGAGCCCGGTGCCGAGAAGCATAGCTGTACCGATACCTATGGGCATTACTGTAGCGCCTCCGGCGCAGCGTTAGTCGCAAGATGCTTGAAGTAGCCCTGACGGCCCAGTTTGAACATCATATGGCGGCATTCTTTGCCCAGGCCCAGGATTTCGTTCTGCCGCTGTTGGTACAGCGTGGCCAACTGGCGCACGTCGGGATTCAGGTTCTTTTCGGACAGGAACTCCCACCAGCCGCTGTCGTGCTTATAGGGCAGACAGTGCTCGAAGATTGCCGCGCAGACAGACTCCTGTGCTAGTTCGTGAAAGTCCACCGTCAGCGTCTGCGGCTGCAACGCCAGCTTGTCCAGAGCACGCCGCACGTATTCCAACAGGTGACGCAATCTCGGCAGATCAAGCTCCAAGTGGTCCTTCTCCGTGGCCGCCACCAAGCTCGCAAGTATCTCATCTATTGGCCTCCGGACGACCACAGTGCGCAGACGCGGCTCCGCAGTCAGCAATAACGGCCACGCGGGGGCGGCTAACGTCTCCGCAGCGCCCATTCCTGGTATGGAGAGCATCGTGAGAACTTCTTGCAACGAGCTGACCTTGGCCGTTGCTTCAAAGTTACAGACGCAGATCCCATACGTCAAGAACGCTGAAAGCCACATCGTGCGACTTCTGCCTGCGCTGAAGACCATATACGGCAGCAGCTGAGCATCGCCGCGAAATTTCAGCTGGAGTTCATCTAGCGTCTCGCTCATTGGCCCACTACTTTGCTCAACGCCGCCACTTGGTTAATAAGTGCTTGTATCTGAGTCTGGCTATACGTCACACTTGCTGTGTCGCTATATGTGCTGCTGACGCTTGAGCTGCGCACGACGAACGTGCCGAAGAGATAACGCCATGCGGGCGTCACGTAGGCCATCATGGCTTGCAGCTTGCCTGTTATGGGCTTTCCGGCGGAGTCGTAGAGGCCCATCACGTCCTCTTCGCCGAAGCTCGCAATGGGCGCGCTTGTATTGGGCGTCTGATTCGGTAGAGTATTCGCTGATCCGGGAGCGGCCATTCTAGGTCTCCGCCAATGAGTCGTCTATCCAGGCGCCAGAGATGCCAGTGAAGACTGCATTGCTCCACGTTACGCGGAACACGAAGTCTCTAGACTGGCCAGTCACCTGTCTCCATTGCATCTGGAAAAGGTAGTCTCCCTGGGCTCCCATGGACTGCGTCGGAGCCACGAAGTACGTCCGGCCTCGGTCGATGCTGACCTCCAGTGTGACCAGCTCCTGAGCCGTAATGTTGCTGGCATCTCCGTCGCCGCATTCCATGTCCAGCGCGAAACGGTCAATGCTATGTCTCTTGCCATCATTTAGCAAATGCGGAAAGCCACGTCGCCGCGTAATTGGCCCGCCGAAGTCGGTGTCCGCGCTCAAGTCCAGCGTGTAGATGTTGCCGTTCTGCCAGTCGCCGATCACGTTCACGCCATAAGCAAACGCGGCACAGTTCGCACGCACGCGATTCAGTATGCCGCTATTCGGATCAGTCCAGGCCCGCTCGTGCCAGAGGTTCTCCGTGACATCGAAGACGATAGTGGCGTTGGCGCTAGCCGAACTGAGCACGTAAAAGACATGATCCTCTTGCTTATAGATGAAGCCCACGGCATCGCTGATGTTCGCCCCGGCTTTGACCCAGTTACTGACGATCTTCTCAATCGCGTAAGTGCTGATCCTGCGCGCCGAATAGCCCGCTCCCATGAAGACTGTCCCCTGGCCAGCTTGGTCAACGCCCAGCCAGAACACGTTCAAGTCATGCGTGGTCACAGAGTACGCCGCGATGCAGCCGTGCTGAATAAAGACCCCAGGCATAATTTGAAACGGAAAGCCAGTATTGCCTGCGTCATACCAGACCTCAGTGGACTGATACGCCCCCATAAGCCAGACTTCTCTGTGGACCACGACTAGCGTACTGAGCAGATCTGGATACCCAGTCTTGGCTGCCACGTATGTCGGATCGAATGCGGGCGGATTGACAGCGACTAGCGAATACTGGAAGCCGAAGAGCGTATTGCTGAGCGACGCACTGAGCACGTCCCCAGCGTTGTAGCCCAGGCCAGTCTGCAGCGGCACCACATTCGTGACTGCTCCGCTGACAGTCGTAATATCTGCCGTCGCGCCCGTTCCACTGCCGCCCGTGAGCGCAACTGCGTTGAACGTCGCGGAACCCGCAGTGCCTGCGCCAGCGGCAATGATCGTACCCTGAAGAGGCTGCCCCGCCACGCCAGTCAGTTCGCTATACGTGATGTTACTTAGCGTTGAATACCAGTTGCGCGTATTGGGCTGAGAGATCACAATGAACGTATCGAGATAGCCAATGCCGACGCCGCCCAGAAAGTTCGGGTCCGTAATGACCGCGAAGGCATTAAGCGCCGCTCCCACATTGGTCACGCGAAACGCGAAGCTGCCCAGGCCAGGAATAGCACTCGTTCCCAGTACGTCTCCCACTACGTAATTGTTGCCGCTGTTGTCCAGTGAGAACTGAATGACCACTCCGCCACTGACGAGAAACTCTCCCGTAGCCCCAGTGCCACTACCGCCAGAGAGCGGCACATTGCTATATGTCCCACTGACCGCACCGATAGCAGTTACAGTAAACTGTTCACTCGTGAGTCCTGAGACTGCGCTCGTGGCCAGCACATCACCGACAAGATAGCCCGTTCCGGTAGGGTTGAGCGAGAGGCTCGTCACCTCGCCCGTTCCGCCTGTCGTTAAGACTCCTTCGTTGTTCGGAAAGCTACCTGAGCCGCCCACAGAGACTGTAAATTTAAGTGTTGTCCCTGTTGTGCCTGCTGCGCAGATCCAGTTGCCATTAATGGCTGGCGCAGTGCTATAGCCCGAGATTGTAACGGGATCGCCAGGAGAAAGTCCGTGCGCGACTGACGTGGAGGCGGAGACGACGAAACCGAGAATAGAAGAAGATACGAAGGGATTAGAGACGACGAGTGCCGCAGTCGCCCCTGTGCCGCTGCCACCAGTCAGCGCCGCACTGGCATATGTCCCGTTCGTTCCGCTGTGGCCAGCATTTGTTATTGTCACCGAGCCCGGAGAGCCCGAGGCTGTGCTGCCAGCGTCTGTCACCTGGCCCGCAAGCGGCTGGCCCACGATGCCAGTCTGCAAGTTGATCGCGTAGCCCGCAGTGGTGCCGTCAACGAGAATGATGACTAGTCCATTGTCCTGCATGGCGACGGGCGTTGTCAGATTTGCCGCCAGTGTGCCCAGTAGATGTAACGTCCATGTGCTGTCGATGTAATAGACGTTCTGTCCGCAGACGTAATAGAGGCTGCCATTCGTCGCAGTATAGAGGCAGCGCGCAACGCCAGCGGTCCCAGGCGTAGCCTTCAGCACCGTGCCGGGCGTGAGCAAATTCGTATACGGCGCGCTGGCATCTTCTGGGTTCTTCTCGGGATAAAGATTCAGACAGCGTTGAGCATCTGCAATAATGCTCCGCGCTTGGTACGTGCCACCGAGAAGATTAATCCGTGACATAAGTGCTCACCAAGAATATCCGGTTAGAATAACAGACGTGCTGGGCGATGTCCCCGTAGTCTGGAAAAACCAATAGAGCGTTTGTGCAGTAGGCATTCTCGCATTGGAGAAATTGCCGATATATGTCAACGCGGCTGCCGAGGTTGGTGCGGCTAGAAAAACCGGATATTGTCGGCCTGCCCCACCTGCGGCATCCGTAGTAATAGTCATCTGGATGACGGCGCCTAAAGTAACAGTAGTTCCAGTTGTCATTAACCCTACACCGGAGACTGAAACCGCATTGGGCGGAACGCCAAGACAACTGCATGTACCGGGCACAAGCGAAAGTGACGTATAGGGCGAATTCGATCCCGCACTTGAAGTAACTGCGGCAGAGTTTGAATAAGCAATAGTGCGCCCAAATACGTAGGCAATAACTAATGCGGGCGTCGAGTTTGTAGGCCACACCGCAAGTAATGCCGAAGCTGTGTACCCAGCAGGCATGTGTGCGCCAGGATAGATCGTGCCGCAGGATGACGCGCAGCTATAGCCCAGAATCGACGTGCCGGATGTGCCGTAAATGGCATAGATGGCGACAAAGCCGCTGGTCGGCGTTGTGCCAGTATCCATTCCACCGGCACCAGTCGTAGAGGTATCAATCTGTTTTGAATAACTTGGCAGATTATACGCAGTTCCGTTCAATGCCGTCGCTACGACGATACTATCGGCAGTAAAAGTTACGGCTGTCCCCGCTGTTGCAAGAGATGCCGCTACATTGATGGCACTACCAATGGCCGGATTTACAAAACGCGAGTCATTGCCCTGAGCCGCCGTATTTGCTGCCGTGCCGTAAGTGACCGAGATTGCGCCAGAAGAATTAGTAATCGTCGTACCGTCTGGCTTAACGGGGCCGAGGACAGATGATGTTCCCGCAGTCAAATTCGCCGCAGAACCAGATGCTGGTGTACCAAGAGCACCGCCGTTAACGACGAATGCGCCTGCTGTTCCAACATTAACACCTAAAGCTGTAGCTGCGCCGGTGCCAGGAGTGACACCAGCAACTTTTGCAACGCCGGGATTTGGGTAAGTACCAGATAAATCACCGCCTGCCGCGCCCCCAGGCGTGCCACCATTCGCGGTGCCTGTCGGTAGCACGATCTGGGCACACACAGGCCCAGTCAGCGCAGCGAGAACAGCCAGCGTTGCAAGAAATTTCTTCATCGGAGAGCCTTAGTTGTAGTCGGCCGAAATGAAGCCAGTATCGGTGCCCGTCGTGTACGTGAACGGCGTGCTCGCACTGGTCATTAAGATCACGATGCCAGCGGAAGTGAGAATGCCATTCGGAATATGAGCCAGCGAACAGCCATGCGCGCTCGTGTCGAAGTAGCAAGTGTCGAGCACTAGCGCGCCGGTGAGCGCGCCTGTGCCAGGTACTGCCGTCGCGTCGTAGGCCACGCAGTAGCCAGCAGCGCCACCAGCGATCGCAGTGCAGTTAAAGCCAGCAATAGTACCAGGCAGATCTTTCACGATGAGGCTCGTGCCCAACGAACTAACATGCTTGTGCTGCACGGGGCCGCCAGAGCCGTTGGGCTGCTGCAAGTAGGGCGTCACTGGTTGCTGCGCGTGTGCATGACTTAGAAGTAACGAGAGCGCAACAAGCGCTCCCACCACGATGTCGATTATGAGGCGCATTGGAGCGCTCCTTATACCTACTGGCTTAGAGACAGATGTAAGACCAATTCGTGCTCGCAAGCACAGCGCCATTCAGCACAACGCTAGTCGTGCCCGGAGTGCCGACATATGGCAACGTAGTCGCCGCAATAGCTGCCGCATTCATCGCCATGAAGACGCAGGCTTTCGGCGCGCTGGCCAACGTGGCAGACCACGAAATGGTGCAGCTCGTAGTGGACGAACTGCCGATCGTAATGCTGCCAGCTTGGTTCGTGCTGCCAGCAACCACTGCGCCATTAGAGCCCGTTCCGCAGGCGCTAGAGGCAATCGTCGGCAAGCCCTGGCCAGTAACGACAATCTGCCCCGAGAGTGTTGCCACGCCAGTTGCGCTGAGCATAGTGAATGTTCCGGGGTTCGCCGTGCCGTTGCTGGGCACAGCACAGTTCCATGCGCCGCCAGTTCCGACGATGCACTGAGCTTGCTGGTGACTACCGATGGCGAACGCAGTAGAGCCCACGGTGCCGTTAATGGTGTCCTGGGTGCCCGGAGCGTACTGGTAACCCGTACCACCACCATAGAGATTGATGGTCTGCGCAGTCTGGTTCAGAATGTTCTTGTAGTAGCCGGGGATCGCTGCGGGCAGACAGACGTAGCCCGTGCTGGCGCTAGTCGTAACATTGTGGATCATATTGACGTTGCCCAGCTGCGTACAGTTGCTTTGCCCGCTGGACTGACTGACGCTGAGCGCAGTGCCGACGCCGACAGTGCTGCCAGCCTCGACGCCTTTCGTCAGCGTATAGAGGTTGGTGTTGAAGTCGCCGAGACTCGGTCCGGGTGTGCCCGGCAGCGGCAGCGTCTGGGCGTTGGCAAGCGAGAGACTCGCCAGCAGGCCGAGGGTCGAAAGAGCAAGTCGCTTGAACATAGTGGGTTCTCCGTTGAGCGTGCTAGATGCTAGATGCTAGGTGATCTGATCGCTATAGACGTTATAGGTCCCTGGCCGGATCAGATCGGCAGGCATTCTCAGTCTCGCGATGGCCGCGCTGGCATCGCGCAGAACTTCACGGCTTTCTTTCGCACGGCCAGACAGCGCAGCATCAGGGGGCAATCTGTACGCACTGCGCAAGATCTCGGCCAGCGACTCGTAGATGGCCTTGAAGTACTCGTTGGGCAGCGTGGCGTCCAGGGGCGTCGTCAGCGCGCTCGCCGTGATGATGTCAATCAGCGTGGCCTTCACGAGTACGTTAATGCTGTAGATATTCGCCTGCGGGACGGGCCAGACGTAGAGCAGGCCAGTCGGATACGCCGGATCGAGAAAGATATAGCCAGGGAACGTAGTCAGCTTTTTCAGCGTAATGGTGTTGTAGTCCTCGAAACTTTCGAGCAACTCCAGCGGATAATCTACCTGGTTCGGGCTACTCTGGACCAGTTGCCTGAAGAAGCAGCCATTCTCCAGCTTATCCGGCCGCGTGCCGATTTGAAACTGCTGGCCCGGCCCGATGGTGTACGGAGTCGTCTGGCCAGTTGACGTAACGGCAATGTTGACCAGATGGAAAACGAGATAGCGTTTGCGTTGCCACTGCTGGATCATCCACTGCATGCGCGTATAGGCGTTGTTCACGTCCTCCGCGCTCGCAGTCTGACCCTGCCCGATGATGCCAGCATCGAGCAGGGCGAGATTGATGATGTCCAGCGTGGTCGTCACGTAGTGGTCACTTCTTGTTGTTCAGTGCGCGCTGTTCAGCCAGCGCAGCGATGCCTGACTGCGTGCCCTGTTTCTGTGACACAGAAGTATCGACTTCTGGTGGCGGCGGTGCTCCCGCCGAGAGCTTCTCGACCTTATTGGCCAGCTCGCTCAGGCGAGTGAGTGCGCTTTCCAGCTGATTCGCCAGCTTGCCGTTCATCTGTTGCTGCGTGCTCAGTTCCGTCGCCAACTCATCGCGTTCGCGCTCAAGCGGACTACGCGGAACGTCCATCTCGACCGTATCGCTCATGATCTTCAGCTCTTCGCTCTTGCTGCCCGCCACGAGCGTCACTATTTCCTCAGTCACTTTGCCAGTTTCGGCATCTGTATGCATCTTGACGCGGCGGACGGCCTTCGGGTATTCGCTGAACGGGCGTTCCACGAGCCGACCCGGCAGTTCTCCGCCTGGATCAATAATGGGCTTGCCAGACGGGTCCACTTTCATCAGGCGACCAATTACGCCGTTGGCCTCGAGCTTCTTATAAGCATCTAACATTGTTCAGTCCTCTTTCCTCGGACTACGTGGGGCGCTACTGGGAGAGGCCGAGGAAAACCTCTCCCAGCGCCATCAACGAGGCCAGTTTCCCACTTGGGGTCTGGCCCCGGAGACTTTGCGTTAGACGATGTCGGCGACGGTACAGGCCCACTCCGGGCGAACCCAGAGATAGCCGTACAGAACGTCAAGTCGAGTGATCAGCTGGTCAGTGCCCGGAACGTATGCAGTCAGCATACGCATCGCAATGCCATCGAATTGCTCACGAGCGGACTCCTCAACGCCCTTGGTCGGCATGATCAGATCGGCTGTCGCCATCGTCACTGCTTCCGGCGCAAAGACGAAGTTCTTGCGATACGTCGTGCTCGCCGGGTTCACAATGTTGATCTGAGCTGCGTTGATCGGACTGTTATCCACAGTCTGATATTGCTGCTGAGTGCTGCCAGCTCCGAACGGGATGAGCGCCGGATAGATGCTCAGCGTAGTAGTCGTACCGGCGGTGAACGCCGCAGTCACAACGAACTGCTTGAGTTGCCCGATACTGGTCTTGAAGACCTTGTTGACCGCGTGGACGTCAGTGGTGAGCGCTCCCGTGCCGAACGTCACGATGTCGCCCACGACGAGCGTGCCAGAGCCGTTGGTGTTGACAGTGATGTTCAGCCCGGTCTGGTTCGCGCCGTTCACAGTAGTCGCGCCGTTGTACGTGCCTGCGACGTGCTGGAGAACCGTCTGGTCCATATACCAGTCGAAGCCGAGCGTATCACTGGCCATCTTGCCAGACTTATATTGCTCGCTGATCTTCGGAGCCGGATTGAAGAGACCAGCCAGAGACGCCACTGTGCGGCTCTGCGTGACCGGATCGAGAATGGCCTTCCAGGCATCGGTCGGCGCAGAATTCTGATGCAAGAATGCGCCAGCGGTCAGCCAGGTCTGTGCCACAGGCGAAGAAGTCAGTGTCGTCCAGGCACCGTCTGCAGCCTGCGAACCATTCTGCACATAGTTACAGATGCCCGCGCCGTTGGTGCCGCCGGAGTCCACGCCGGACATGACATCCGCGGCGACTGCGCCCGCGAGGTTGTTGACCATCGGAGCGAGAACACGTCGGCTGAAGTCATCCAGCGACATGGTGCGATCGACGGAATTGAAGCTAACGTCCACGCCCTTCTGGGTAGCCAGCACGAGGGTCGTGCTCTGCTCCGCAGTATCTTGGACCTGCGCGGCGGGGCCAGAACGAACGGTGAAGTCGTTCGGCAGTCTAATTCGCAGCGAAGAGCCAATCTTCGCGCCAGTCTTGGCGAAGTTGTCGTCGTATTGCATATCGACGTGCTGGATGAACGCGTTGCTGTTCTTCCAGAGACGAACTGCCTCTCGGGTAATCATATTGATAGTAAGAAGTGAGTTGGCCATTTTGCGCCACGCTCCCAGTTAGTCGCAACGCCATCAGGCATCTAGCGACTTGTTACCGGGGCCGAGCGGCTAATACGGCCAGAGCGCCATAACGCTGGCGAGCGGAACGGGCGAGGTTCAATACGCCCAGTGCGGCAGACTTAACGCCCTGCCGAAGCGTTTAACTCAGCGAGAAGTTCTATTCTCTTTGACTTGCTTCTCACGTTGACGTATCCACTCCTCAGTGGAGAAATTGTCAGTGTCCTCAGCTTTCCAGCTGGGCTTTACAGCGCTCTGCTTCACGCGAGGCTTAATGGGGGCGGGGGCGCGGGAGACATTCGGGATAATGGGCTTGCCGTCATCGTCAACTTCGGGCTCAGCGGGCGCAGCGGCAGTCTGCAGCTTGTTCGCGAACTTGGCCAGTTCCACGGCCTGCGCGACGGGCCGCAGGCCCATAATGCGACTGGCCTCGTTCACGTCTTGCCCCAGCGCGTAGAGCACTTCGCTAGCTTGGCCGGTTTCGAGTGCGGCCTCCAGAAGCGTAACGGGCAGAACAGGTCGGCCATTCTGGCCCACCACGGGCGAAATGCTAGTCAGATCACCAAGAACGACTTTGTCGAAATCTGCATGGGCTTCGCGGCCAGCCACAGCCGCCGTGTTGCAGCGCTCGTTGAAGTTCTGCCTAGTCGCTTCCTCAGCGACGAGCGCCTGAAGCTCCTGTGGACTCGGTGCGCGCTCAGCAGCAGTACGCGCTGCGGGCTGGGCATTCGGGTCAACAGCACCTGGGCGCGTGCTCAGCGCCTTGTGCTCAGCTAGCGTATCGTTCGCCAGCTTCAGCTCGCGCAAGAGGGCCTCTTTCGCTCGCTCGCTCTCGGCCTTCTGGGCAATAACGGCCTGCAGACGCGAAAGCGGCACCGTTTGCTCTTTCGGTGGTTCCGCCGGAGCAGGTGCAGGTTCAGGCGCAGCAGCTGCTGGAGCCGGTGCAGGCTCCGGTGCAGGCGCTGGTGTCTTGTTGTCCTCAGTCATTCAGTCCTCGTTGCCGCTCGAATTTCGTCCTCAGTAGGCAGACTGAGCTTCGGTCGCCCGTTGGCCCGCAGTCTGTTCGCGCGAATTGTGTTGTCGAGAAGCATGGAGTCATAGATCGTTTCGTGCAAGTGTTCTTTTGACTTGTCGCCTAGCATCGCCGCCAAAATGGCCCGTGCGGGCTCCAAGAGCTTAGGCGCAATAAGTGCAACGAACAGCCGCTGACTTTCCTCACCAGTCAGCCCGCGCTTGATGGTCATCTCCTTCCAGCCAGCGTACATCGCGTTGCCGGACATGACCTCGTCGTAGAGTTCTCCCGCCATCTTCTGGGCAGTCTCCAGCACTAACTTGTGCGCCGCTACGTTAGCCATCACTTCTTCCCCATTGCGCGCTCGATTTGCTCATCACTCATCCCGTAGTGCTCTTTCGCGCGCTTGCGCAGACGAGCTTGCTCTCTGCGTTCCGCGCGCTTGGAGCCCTCTCGCAGCATGGGCTCATGTATATGCGCGTCGTACTTCACGCCATCCTCTTCGCTATAGGTCTCGGTCATTTCATTTTACTCTTCACGTAATCGTTGAACCTCTGCATGGAGTCCTCGCCGTTCAAGTCCAGCTTGCCCGACCAGCTCTTGTTCATCAGCAGCGCCTTGCCAATAGTCGTATTGTCATCTCGCCCGAAGCCCTGCGGAGCCTTATACGGCACATCGCTCAGATCCCAGATCGCATGCGGATCTGGATCAGCCAGAATGCGATCAACGTGGTCAGCCTGCTCTGGATCGACACGAGGTTTCATCTGCTGCCAGTCTCTATTCATGTTGCGCTTCAGATAACTCCAGTCCCCCTCCGTCTTCGGCACAAAGCCGTATTTGGCCCAGGCGTAAGAGCCCACGTCGATGTTGGCGCCGAGCTGCACGTTGCTCAAGCCCATCTTCTTATAGAGGTCGATCTGATTGCTCAGCATGGCTGGCACCGCGCCAGTTCCGCGCGCAGACGGATTAACTTTCAAGAAGCCGTGATAAGCATAATCTGGATTGATCGTGCGATCTATGGTGCCGATGTTCTCACCGCTCACGGGATCACGCAGGCGGCCAGAGAACTTTAGGGTATTACCCACACTGCTGATCTCACCGCCATTGTCACCAGTGAAATTGTCCGGGTGGTACATCCCGCCGAAATACTTATCAGCAAACTCCCGCTCGTCCATATGTGGCCCGATGCGCTCGGCAATTTTATTACGAATAGTGGCTGGCAGATCGCCCAGTGGCCCACTAGTTTGCTCCGTCGATACCTGCGGCGTATAGCGTGCACTGGGCGCTGCAGGCTGACTGACTCCCGCCACGTCAGCAATACTGGCCCCTGGATTCAGCGCAAGTATTCTCTTCTGCTCCATAGCCGCCGGATCGCGCGAGCCAGTCATTTCACCATAGTAGTGATCCATCCAGTTATCGAAATTCGGCGAGCTACTGCTGTTTAACTCTCGTCCTGCAGCGCGCTCACCCAACAAATTCTCCATATGAGCAGACAACGTAGAATATGGTCCATTCGGCGCATTGAAGAACACGCGGCTCATATAGTCCTGTCGCTCAGGCGCACTGAGAGCATTATAGCCCTCTTTCGTCGGGCTGGCCAGAACGTCCTCGACGCTAGTACGAACAGGAGCAGCTGGAATGGGCACATCTCGCCCACCGACGCTGACAGACGAAGAGGCTGTTGGTGGCGTACCCCAGCTCGACTCTCCAGTCTGCGCATGTCTAAGCGCACTTGCCTGCAATGTCGGCATGTGACCAGAATAATCAATTATCTCGTCATTTGGCGTATGCAGATAGTGTCCAGCGCCAGAGAGACCCAGCTCAAGCGAATAGCCTTCTGGTACTCCCTCAGTCGGTGGAAGCGCCGTATGACCGGGTGGTATAGAGCGCTGCACAGGTGCCGCTACGCCTGCTGCCGGAAGCCCGCTCGGCACAATTTGCAGCGCAGGATGGCGAGAGATCAAGTCCTCTGGCTTCGTGCTCTGAATGCCCAGCGCGTGATGAATATCAGCGAACTCATCATCGTTGTAGTCCCGCTCAGCCATGACTACGCTACGGGCCTAAAGTTCTTGGCCTGGGCAAAGTCTCGCACGTACCACTGGCCATTCTCGGCCTGCCGCGCGCCAGAGAGCGGTGGCCTCGCGCGTGTGGCAGCCTCGGGCAGCCCGGCAGGCACAGACTGGTCCAGCACGTCAGTCGTCGTGGCCTCAGCGGGATTAACTGTCGCCGTAAGTGACTCCGCGATGGCAGCCTCGACGATGGGTCTCAGCGTGTCCGGCGTAATCTCAGCCTCGCCCTCCTTCGCGGCCTCGATCAGCACAGCGAGCCTCTTCGTCAGAGCCTCAAAGATCGCGACTTCGTTCTTCTCCTCTTTGCCCCTCAGCTTAATGCGCAGAGTGGTCTGATCCTCTAGGCTCTTGCTGAAGAGATTCTGCAAGTTCTGAACTTGCTGCATCAGAGCTTGCTCGGTGGCCGACGGGCCTTCTCCGAGCGCATGAGGCGGCACCATGCGGCGAAGCCGTTCGGCAGCTTCTTCTGCATGCGGGAAGTCTGCGGCGCGGAATAGTATGTCGCCCAGTATGCTCGCCAGCTGCGGGCTCTGGGTAAGAACCAGCTTAAAGGCCTCGAAAGCCTCTTCACGCTGAGTGGCATAATTCGGCCCGATGTCAGCCTGAACTTCATACTTGCCCACGTTCGGCGCCAGAACGTGGATGACACTCTGCTGATCCTCCATCATGACCTTCTGATACGCCTGCTTCGCCTGCGGGTCAATCGCGACGTTCATGGTAGTTCCGTCGTCAGCAAGGATCTGCATAAGGCGCTGCGTATCGTAGATATAGGGAAAGAGGTCCAGAACGATCTTCCCAATGTGCCGAATTGCAATGGCCAGATTGTCTATGAAGTGGTAAGTCGCCGTGCTGGCTTGTCTCGTGCGCTCACCGATCTGCTTGGGCGTTCGCGGAATGCCGCCCTGCATACTCGCAGCGTACTGCCCACTGACCATAAGCAGGTCTTGCAGTGAACTCTGCATCTGCGTCGCATAGATTGGGGCGGCAGCGGGGGGCTGTATCCGCTGAGGAGGCGGGATAACGCTACCATCTTCCCGGAGGGACTTATACGGGAGGATACTGGTGTTAATTCGATTAGCATCGTTCCAGTAGGTTTCAAGCTCTTCCACTGCTTCAACAGGGGCAATCCACGGAGTCTTCGTCTGAAGACCCATAAATTCCACTGCCGAGCTAGCTGCATAGTTATACATGCGTTGGGCATCGAGCATGCTCCTCGTGTGGCTCTTACAGTCCCAAGTGCCCTCGATAATAGTCTCCTCTCCCCAGACGGGCACGATGGGAATATACTGTCCGGGCCAATCTTTCTCCTCAACGACTTGCCAGCCGATAATGAGCTTCCACTCGACCTGCTTGCGAATTAGTTCGCGCGACTGGACCAGGCCCTCTTCCTCATCTTGCCGGATCTGCTTCAGCAGGACAGCGCTACGGCCAGTCTTGACTTTCTCCAGTAGCGACTTCGCAATAAAGCCCCCTTGGAAGTCCTTCTGGCCAGCGTAGCCCGCAGGCAACGCATAGAGCACATCCTTGCGCTCTACGACGCGCCAATATTCCGCCACTCGAACGTAGTCATCATTGACCCAGCCTACAGTGCCCGCACCCATCGGGCTAGCAGTGGCTAGGTCTTTGTACTCAGCGTACTGGGGGTCCTTGTCGAACTCCTTACGCTCAATGTCCTCGAAGACAAAGGCGAACTTCATATCGCTGCGATCTGGCTCCTTCGCATCGGGGTCGAGGTAGACGTTCAGCGGGTCCGCTTGCCGCTTAATGTAGATGTCTTGGTCGAAGTTCTTCTCGTTCGAGTAGTCCGTGGCCACGCGTATGTAGCCCCAGCCAGCGTTGACCTGAAAGTTCGTCGCGTGGTCGTAGGCCGCGCTGGCGTTGCTGATGTACTCGATGTGCTTCACAAGGGCGTTAAGAACTTTCGCAGAGTCAACTGAAGCTCCATCTGCCACCGGAAGAATTTTAATACCAGGTTTATTTTGCTTCGCGTCATTAACAATCTGTAAGTTGTGTTGCCGCGCCCCGTTGAGGGTGAGACTGGGACGATCATCCACCTCTCTTGTGCGGCGTAGGCCGTTGGGCCACTGGTAGCCGTTGTACGCATCCGCATGGGCAAACTTGTAATCATCCAGAAACCTCGCTCGGGCAACTTTCTCGCGACTTACACAACGCTCGAAGCGATCCATGCCCTCGCGAACGGCATCGCTGACGCCAGCAGGAGCATCGCCGGAGCCAAACGCTGGCGGGTTCGCATCGCGTGGGGGAGAACCGCGTTCAGACACTTACAGGCTCCACGACCTCAGCCACAAGTTGCCATTCACCATTCTTCATACCGCGCCAAGCACGCACGATGTACTTATTACTATGCGTAGCGAAGCTAACCAAGT